ATGTCGTTCCAATGGACGCCCGGTTGGTTGCCGTGCTGTCCGCGCTTAAATCCGCTCAGGATGAAGCGCGGGCAAAAGCTACTCCAAGATGCTGGCACAGTGCGGCCAATAAGCGACCGGGTGTTCTTGTACGAGGGGGACGGTATCAAGTCGATCAAGACATCATTCGCGACGGCCTGTGAGCGGGCAGGGATCGAGGACTTCCGCATCCATGATATGCGCCATACCTTTGCGAGCCACCTTGTCCAGAACGGCGTCCAGTTGCTAGCGGTGAAGGAACTGCTAGGGCATAAAACATTGGCGATGGTCATGCGCTATGCCCATCTCGCGCCGGACAATCTGCGCAGTGCCATCGAGAAGCTGCCTGGACATAATCTGGGTCTAGTGCAGTCGGCCTCTAAAAGGGATGCCGTTACAATCAGTTGATAAGAGGGCTCGGTCCAGGGGGAGCGGATTTATAAATCCGGTGCTGATTTTTTATCAGATTTTTTTTTGATTTTCCTTACTGGGGAGAGCCCTTTTCCAGACAGAAGGTGCTCAAGGATTGTTTGGGCCAGCTTTGGGGGGACAGCATTTCCAATTTGCGTAAATTTTGACTGTATTGACCCTGCGGGTTCAAAACCAATCGGGAAAGTTTGAATTCGTGCACACTCCCTCCACGACAGGCGTCGAGGGATATCCAGTTTAGGGCGTGCTGGGTCGATAAGGAGATGCTCATGCTGTCCTGAGAAATCCCAACGCTGCTTCCAGCCATCTTGAAGGTTGGAAGAGGTCATCGTCATGGTTGGTGATGCAGGATGCAGCGTGACGTGCCGCCAATTGGCAACGACTGTATATGATGGGGCGTCCCAGGCCGCTTTGCGGTTTCTGGACATGTAGTACCAGGAGAACGTATCATCCATGCCGCCAGGGCGCTGATAGAACTCACCCTCTGGCCACAACGGAAGGTCTGCAAGAACATCGCCATGTGAACAGGGCGGCAGTAGTCCCCCGTTTTTGCCGTGAGTTGGCTGTGGGAAAGAGAATTCTTTCGCCAAGTCTTTTCTTACCCCAACGATGAATAGCCTGCGGCGGCGTTGGGGTACGCCGAAATCAGAAGCATCAAGGATCGCCCATGAAATGCGATAGCCGTGTTGACCGGCGCGGCTGAACTCTCGTATCTGGCGGGAGAAGAATTCGCCCTCCGCAAGCGCTTTGAGGCCAGCCACATTTTCCGCAACAAAGTAAAGCGGCTCCACTAATTCAAGGCACCGAGCAAACTGCAAATATAGTTCTGATCTGGTGTCCGTTTCTGGAGACCTTCTCCCCCCCATCGAAAACGATTGGCATGGATAGCCACCAAATAACAGGTCAGCCTTGGGGAAAGTCTTAACGTTTTCGACCCGATCATGCACGATGTCAGCATTGGGAAGATAGCTGCGAAGGCTTGCAGCAGCGTCGGCCATTGCATCAATGGCGTAGACAACTTTTACCTTGGCTGCGGCAGCACCCAAGTCAAATCCCCCACATCCGGAAAACAGCGAGATGGCGGTCCATTTTTCGCTATCATTTATTGCTTCAGCCGTACTGGCGGATGCGATCCATTCGTGGGCAAGGTCAGGTTTTACGTCAAACATGCTGTTCCCGGTACGATGCTCATGTCCTTACACTAACGCAGTATGTTGCGAATGGCCAGTAGGATGCTCGGCCACAATGTCTGATGCTTCCACGGCCTTGGTGACAAGGTCCCAAACCTTAGTCGACATCAAGGCGCTTGCCGGGGTCGCCGTCCGTTCGACCAACTTGTTCAGGCGCTTCAGAATACGCTGCCTGTCAACCCAAACGGCATGACCACTTCGGACAACACCTCGCTCAAACTTATTTCCGTACTGACGCGGAGATGCTGCCAAAAACAGAAAGTTCATATTGGGAACGGGCATGCCAAGCAAGGGGGCCCATTTCTGAGGTGAGGCATCATTCTGTTTTGGCCCCCAATTTTCATTCGATGTCGCACACTGCCCGAGAACAATAATTTCTTCAGCGGTCTCTGGCTCACCAAAGGGCACCACGGCAAACAAGTCAGCCCCTTCGTCGGCGGTATCATTGGGCCAGAATTGCGCGTCGTTAATCTCGGCACCCGTTCGAGCCAACGCGACCATTCCGCGTAACTTATCTGGTTTCCTGGACGACGCGGACGGAATGCCAATGGGGCTATTGGCGTGGGTTGTGCCAGCTAAACGTACATCACTTTCTGTTGGGAGCAATGCCTTGAGAGCATGCCACGATATGACCTCAAAGCCAGTAGTCAGGGCATGCTGTTGTCCAGGGAGATACTTATGATTGGCTGACAGCAGAAGGGCTACATAAAGCTTGTTGCCTTCGGAAAGTGGGGTTTTGAGCGAGAGGCGTCGCGCGGATTTATCGACCTCAAAGGGGTAGAGATTGCCAAACTGGCGTTGCCGATCTTCGGCATGCTGAAAGCCATCGTCAATCAGCCGCTCAAATTTATCGGCTCTCCGGGGGCGTGCATCTGCCCCATTCGCGAGGTCCAAGTCGGCGTCGTCGAAAAGCTCGGTATCTTCACCAGATACATCTTGCCCAAGATAGCCAGAACGCAAAGTTTGAGCCGTTGCGACCTTGTCCAGCGTACTCAAACACACGATTTCGATGAAGTCTGCCCAGAGGTACGGCCATGGTCGCTCAGGGCTATCGTCCAAATTGGCGATTTGATCCATTAGATCACCCCAAGCTCCTGATCTGAGCCTCTCTTGTCTTTCACAATCGAATGCAGGGCGACGACCATCTGGTTCATTTCCTTGAGCATTTCGATGTCGGCATCATTGGTTTTTTGAACCCTGTGAACAACATCCCGTGCTCGCTGCATTGCGCCGATTGCCGTACTAAGGGCATCTCTGAAGTTTTCCTCAGGCAGGCTTGTCCAATTTTCGGCTTCCTCTAGGGGGAGCCCGTCTGTAAATTTTTGGAGGGCCTCTTCGTGGGAAACGACGGCAGCGAGGGTTTTTAGATTTCGGCTTTCACCAAGCCGCGTCCGGCCCTCTTTGTGCTCTTCGAAAAGCCAGCTAATCAGGTTTTTTAGCCGCTCCTCATCCAGGTTTTTAGCTGTTTCATCGGTTGCATTTTCTAGGCCAAGAAAACTGCAAATGGACGAGTAGGATAGGGCTGTGGTCAGTAGCGAGAAGTTTAACCTCTCCTCATCCAGGCCCTTGATCCCGAAGAACCGTTTCTCAGCGACGAGGTCCACAAGATGGAGGCCAGTCAGGAGCTTGGCCACATAATCTGCTCGGCTGCCAATTTCGCGGGCCAACTGCTTGTATTGTTCCCACTGCTCCCCAGGCATGGGGTACAGATCACGAAGCTGGCGAAGATAGCGCGCTTTCTGAAGGGCATCCCAAGGGTGAACGCCTGTAACGTGCCTATAGCCAAGATATTTGAGGATGTCTTTTCGGGCGGCAAACTGAATGCACGGCAGTTCAATTGGCTTGAAAGTGGCCGTGTCGGCGGCTTCTCGAACAGCTTTGGGCGGCTTGGTCATCAAGCCCGTATTGTTGAGTAACTTGGTAGCTGCCAAACGGCAGTTACCTTCTACAACAATGAATTTACCGGCAGGAGCCCCATCAGTCGTCACAAGCAGTGGCTCGCCTGGAAAATATCCTTGCCCACCGATGGAGAGCATCAGTTCTCCGACGTCAGCATTTTCATAGAGCCATTCAATGATGCTCGGATCACCTGCTCCTTTGCGATCTGCTGGGAGGCGAGGGTTCTCTGGATCGAGCGCGAGGCTGTCGACGGCGATGGATCGAACTTTTTTGGCGTCAATGGCGTCCGGCATCGGACTATCCCCTTTTTATGATGCACACATGTTTGACATGAGGTGGATAGAGGTCAAGTCCGCAGAAACAGCATTCTTAAATTGATCACCCAAAATGAGAGATGCGTAGTCAGTTCGAACAGGCACTCGTATGATGCTGGTCCGCTGTGGGCCTGCGGGGAACTTCACTTTAAGGGCGTTTATGCTCACCTAGTGCCCGTCAACCTGCGCAGTGCCATTGATAAGCTGCCCGGACATAGTTTGGGCATAGTGCAGTCGGCGTCCAAAACGGACGCCGTTGCAACAGTCTGATTTTTCATAAGAAAATGGTGCCGGCTACAGGGATCGAACCCGTGACCCCCTGATTACAAATTGGCATGAAATCCTTTGATTTCAGGGGAGCGTCAGAGTTTCTAGGGCTAATTTTTGCCAGCATTTTGACCAAAGTCTGACAGCTTTTAGCATCAGGGGTCAGACTTGTCAGCAGGCAGCTGGGCACCGGCCACCGTCTTGGCCCATTGACTCAATTCCTGAGAGAGTTGGGCGCCTTGGTCGGACTGCTGGGCGGTTCCTGCAAGAAGGCCTGCACCTTCAGCAAGTAGGGCTTCACATCGGCCGAGGCGGTCGCCGACGGCGGCGGGTTTTGCAGCGCCGGCGGCAGGGTGGGAGGAGCCGGGCAGGGCGTGCTGACCACCATCCCCACTTCGGGACTGCTGCAGGCGCTTAATGTCAGAAGCAAGGCTGCGGTTATCATCGGCCGCAGCGGCCAAGGCTTGTTGGGTTTTCGCATGTTGATCCTCGATCGCCAGGTTGAGGGTGTCGCGGGTTTCCTGTAGCAGGGCCACTTTGTTGTTGGCCTTGGTCAAGGTCTTCTCGGCCTCGGCCTTCTGGTCCGCCAGTTGCCGCTTCAGGTCTTGATAGTCGCTATGTTCCCAAGCGAACATGCCCCAGCCGGCGATGGCCATCAGGGCGATAGCGCCGGCGAGAACCAGCTTCCATTCACGCAGAAGGACCAGAAGCATGGCCGCCCCCCTTCAGCAGGACGCCGACGACGCCGCAGCCAATCACCAGTTCGCGCCAGGGCGACGGCAGCAGATATCCGCCGGTGACGATGCCGGCGATCGACGGCCAGGTCGAGGCATCCGTCAGGGCCGGACCGATTCGGGTATGGAAGAGATCGCGGATCATCTTATTCCTCCTTCGGGGGGAAGGCCGAGGCGACGCCAGTCTTGATGGTTTCCGGGCTGTAAGGCTGAATCCCGTTTTCGTGATAGATGATGGCTGTCACGATAGCCTCCAGGATGTCGTCATGCTCGATCAAGATGGTATCGGCCACGTCAACATTCAGGGCCGCCGCCACAGCCCGAGCATAGGCATCGGTATCGTTCTCGGTGGGGGGAGCCCATCTGCCGATCAGCGTGTTGACCGTGTAAAGGCCGTATTTTCGGCCATAGGTCAGCAGGATCCGGGCGATCGCGCGAATACCGTCCTGGGCGTTATCAAACGTTACGAAGATCTCATCTTCGCCTGGGATTTCGCCCTGCCATTGGGTCCGGCTGAGACGGATATTTCCGGGGTTGTTGTTCCGGATTCCTCGGGGGAGCAGGAGCGTCATGCGACCACCTTTTCAATCATGGCCATGACGCCCGAGCCCAAGCCGGAAAGCCACCCGTCAACGCGGGCCAGCTGATCTTGCGCCTGATCGAACTCGTCCTGGGCAGCCTTGGCCATGCTCTCGATCGCAGTGCGGCCTTCGCTGATAAGGGCGCGGATATTGGTTTCCAGTTCCTGTCCGGCCGCCTTCACCTCTTGCAGCGCCGCATCCAAAGCGGCATGCCCCTGCATTTCAGAGGCTGCCTTCAGCGCGGCCAAATGAGCCGCCCGGGCAGTAGACAGCTCTTGCAGGACTTCGGCATGGGTTCGTTGATTGGGATCGCTCATGGGTCTCGCCTCTAAAGTCAGGGGGGGATGGTCTGGTCAGGATGCCTTGGGGCGTAAGGCGTCCAGCTTGTCTTCGATCCGCTCGAGCCGCCCATCCAGCCGCTCTTCCAGTTTGCGAAGATCATTGTCTTCGACGAAACGGCGTTCGCTATCGACACGGTGGTGTTCGAGCTTGTTCTGAATCTCGTGGATCGATTTCCACATATCGTCGTGATGGGACTTATCGGCGTCTTGATGCTTGTCCATCCGCGACCACAGCAGCAGAAAAGCGCCGCCCAACAAGGGCAGCATGACCACGGTTATGACGCTCCAGACAGAGATCGATTCGCTGCTCATCTTACGCACCGTCCATGATCAGCTGAGAGCGTAGCGCGGCGATCTGGTCATTGATGTTCTTCAGCCAGCCGTTATCCGTGCCCAACACAGCTTCCCGCAACCGGCGCTCGGAAACGGAGGATTCCATCGTGGCGATCTCCGCCAGGATCGGAGCGTTATGAGTTTCTGCTGTCGGCTGCCAGGCGCTGCCATTCCAGGCATAGGTGAAATCAGGGCGCTGAGGGACGGCAAGATCGGCCGGATCGATCTGATCCCCTTCGTAATAGCCATGGTCACAGTTGATGAAAGCCATACTCAAAATCCCCGATCGACAAAAAGGCGGATCTGCCAGTTGGCGGGTGTCAGGGCAACCGTTGCTGAGGCACTGGTCAGGCCCACCAAGAAATAAGAGGAGCCGGGGCGCAGCATCATGGTCCGACTGGTCAATCGCTGTAGTTCGCAGGATTGGTTGCTGGCGATCGTCGCCCCCATCAGGACATCGATCACATCACCCATCGCATAGACCTGCTCGGCAGCAATGCAGATTGCCTGCAGTCGTGCCGACACGGTTTTGATCCCGACATTATGAGTGTATGAGGTCGGGGTCGCCAAAGCCGGCGCCGTCACCCAACCGCTATCCCAACGCCCCACAAGCGCATAGCTCACCACGCTGCTGATGGCAGAAGCCCCGGCAATCGCCTCGCCGACATAGAGTTTGCTGCTGGTGGTAAAGGTCGGATTGCTGCCTGCCGCCGTCGAAGCCGCACTAGGCGACTTCATCGCCATGTTGGTGGTATCGAACCAGTCCGAGGCATAGCCCGCCGTCGCCACCGAGGCCAGAGCGGTGGGAACGCTATAGCTGGTGCCGGCGGGATGCTGGCAATAGGGCAGGATCTCTAAGCCCTGAGCCCACGCTGTCGAGCCGCCCCCCAGATACCCGCCCGAGATCGGGCCGCCATAACCCAAACTCACCGTCGAAATGGCGCCGATTTTCAGGGCGCTGGTGGCCACTGTGTAACCGGTTCCGTTGACATAGAGATAATATTTGCCGGCGATGGGATCATAGGTCAGCTCGACAAAATAGGCCGTGTTGGCGGCATAGGGAGCCACCGAAACCGCATTGGCGATATCGCGGGTGCTGCCGGTCGATGACAGGTCCACCAGGATATTGCCACCGTTGCTGAGATAGACCACGGCGCCATAGCCACTGGCGTTGACCGCCGACATCACAGCCTGGGCGGCGTTATTGACAGGCGTCTTGAACCAGGTCCGCATCGACCATCCGCCATTGCCCAAAGGGGCAAGGCTGGGGAAGGCCGCAGACGACATCTTGGACGAGCTGCCGTTGAAGACGCCCATATAAGAGCCACTCAGCATCGGGCTGCTGCTGGTGAAGGTGACGCTCGTATTGGTCCAGCTGTTGCCGAAATCATCCAGGCTGGAATTGTTCAAGGTCAGGCTGGCCTGCGCCGCCTGATTATAGGCTGGACCATATTGCACCGGGGCCAGGGTCGCGCCCCAGGTGACGGCGGTGGCGCTGCTATAAACGGCATAAAGATAGGATAGCAGATTGGCCGAGCAGGCCGCCGTGTTGCCACCGATAGCCAGCTTGGCGACAAGATCCACCGCGCCGATCTGTCCAAAGCCATTGGCAAAGGCCAGGATCAGCGGATTGGTGGCCGTGAAAGCAGGGGTCAGTCCCGCGCCGACGGTCAGGAAGGCCGCCGCGCCGCTACTGTTGGCGTCCCCCGACAGCACGGTTTGGCGAACAGGAATTTCCGGGCAGGAGATAAAGCTGGGATCAAGGGTGCCGTCGCTTCTGGCTTTGGGAACCGCATTGGCGGTGGCCGTGGTGGCGAGGGAAGGACCGCTGGCGACAACCTTCCCTGATCCATTGGCGAAGATGGCAAGGGCGCCATTGGTCGCGGTGCCGGCATTGGTGACGACGTTCGCGGCCGGAACACCGCTATCACTGCCTTGGCCGCCGGACGTGTCCGAAAAGGAGACAAGATTTCCCGAGGCGGCCATTCCCGGGCCAGAGAAGTTGCCCGGCGAAACACCGGTCCAACTCACGCCGTTCCATAGCGGCACCTTGCCGGTGCCGATTGCAACCCCAAAAGGCAGCGAGGCGGCGGCGGCTTGAGCGGTCGCGGCGCTTGTACTGGCGCTTGTCGCTGCCGCCGCGGCCGTGGCCGCAGCAGCTTGCGCTGTGTTTTGTGCGGTCTGGCAATTTGCCAGATAGGCGTCGGGGCTGGCGCCGACCGCCACTTTGACGCTGCGGTCGATCTGGGCCTGGAGCTGCTGGATGCATTTGGCCTGATAATCGAGCGCGGTTTCCACCAGCGCGGGATTGAAGTTATTGACTGAAAATCCGTACTTTTGCTGCAAGACCAGAATGCGGTTCGCCGTCGCCCATTTGTTGGCGATCAGCGGCTGGCTGGTGCTGGGGTCGGTGATGACCAGCGATGGTGTCGCGCCCGGGTTCAGCAGTTGATATTGCGCTGCCGTCAGTTGCGTGGTGACGGTGGGCGTTACGGTTCCGTCAACGATGAAGACTTGTAATTCGTCTTGGGACAGGACCGAAAATCCCAAGGGCAGCACCGTGCCCGATCCGTTGCCCAAAAGCGTGGCGGTTGATGTCGTGCTGGTGACGGTCATAGGCGAAATTCCCAGGTAGCTGCTTGACGATTAGCAGCTACCTGGGAATGCGCCAGAGGTATCGCCTAGTTTGCCTTCCCCTTTCCAAACACGACGCCGCGCAGGAAGTCCGCCAGGTCTTCCGGATTCTGATCGCCGTCCATCACATCCCAGAGATATTGCAGCGTGCCGGACGCCTGTCCGGTCGGCAGACCGAAGACATAGCCCGGAGCTTCGATGGCGTGTTTCACCCATTTGCTGCTGACGGGCTGATCCGTCCATCCCGCGGCGGCGGCGGCGTCTCTGCCAAGGGTCAGGAGGCTGTCCCCGGCCTTGACCACCGGGCTCATTTCGTAATGCCGCCCGCTGATCGCCGCCTTGGCGGCGTCCCGGAAGAGGGGGATGCCGGCGGGGATTTCGCCGGCGATCGCCTTTGCCGTCCAGTCGCCCCAGCCTTCGCCCTTATCTTCGTCCGGGCCGCCCTCGGATACCGCCGCTTCGATGAGCGCCGGCGCCGCCAGATAGAAGAAGCTCCGGGCCAGCACCATGGCGAAGTCGCGGGCGCCGCCTTTGACGTCGCCGGCGCCGATCTTGCCCATGCCCTGCCCAGCCAGCCGGACCGTGTCCCTTTGCCGGTTATAGATATGGTTGAAGAAGCCATAGAACATCGTAAACAGCTTCTGGGTTTCCGTGCCGCGCTGGATGTCCGCCAGGTCGGTAATGCCTTGGGCGCCATGGGCCTTGCGCACCGACTTGTCGGCGGCATAGACGGCGTCGGCTTCCGCCTGACCTTCCGACAGCGCCTTGCGATAGGCTCCCAGCCAGGTGGGCATGGCCGAGGCCATATCCAGCATCGCCACACCGTAATGGCCATAGCGCGCCACGTCAGCCCGCCAGCTATGGTCGCCGACGCTGTCTTGCAGGGCGTCGCGCACATCGCGGTCAATTTCGTTCATGCGGTTGCGCATCTCGCCCGATTTCTCGAACACCATGTCGCGGACCCGGGCCATCTTCTCAGGGGGGCCAAAGAACTCGGCGGCCCCTCGGGCCAGCCAGGTGGGGCCAAGTTCGCCGACGCTGTTCAGCAGCGCCGTGGTGCCATGCTTCAGCATGGTGGAGACACGAAAACCGATGCCGACGATCATGGTGTTAGTGCGGGCGGCATGGGCGAAGCGGTTCCAAGCCGCGAGACCTTTGGCATCGATGTTGCGGTTGTTGGCGATGCTTTGCAGCCAGGGCCGGAACTGCTGGTAATATTCCCGGCCCAAGGTCCCCTCGATGGCGCCACGGATGCGCTTGTCTCCCAGGAAGCGGTCCACATCCATCACGGCCTCGCGGTAGGCGATGTCATGGATGGCCTGCCCCAGCTTCCAGGGAATGGTGTCGATCGACAGCTGGATCGGCGCGGCGAAGGAGTCCACGCGCTCGATGGTCCGGCTCTTATCGGTGGTGGCCTTCATATAGCCGTTCTCGAACAGACCGGCCCGGGCCTTCTCGGCGTGATGTTCTGCCTGCACCGATTTCAGGGGATCATAAATGACCGGGTAATAGCCGCCGCGATAGTCGCCATGGGGGGTCTCGACGGTGCGGGCTTCGATGCGGTCGGGGGCGACGCCCGACAGACGCTTCTCCAGGGCCTCCGTTTCCGGCCACAGAGCGCCGAAGGTGTCCCAGACGCCTTGCACCCAATCCCAGTCATGCTTGCTCATTTCGCGGTCCAGCACCGCCTGGATATCTTCCTTGTCCCAGTGATAGCCCCGGGCCAATTTATCCAGGTTCGATTCGTTGCCGGTGTTCAGCGCCAGGGCCAGGATTTCCTTCTTGTTCATCAGCCAAGGATCGCCCTCGGCGGTCAGCAGTTCCGGCACTTCCTTCTTGGTCTTCATGTCCTGGAGGAAGACTTCTGGCACGATTTTACGCAAATCGCGCAGCCGGGCGGTGATCTCTTTCTGCAGGTCGGCGGCATGGAATTGGGCCTCCTTCAGCCGGCGCATGACGACGCGGTTCAAGACGCCATTGGCATCGTCGCCATCCAGCCAGTCGATCATTTGCTCAGGCTTCAGCAGACTCGAGTCCGCCGCGCGGAGCCGCTGGCCAGCCCGCTCGAGCGCCCCCTTCAGCCCCGGCGCGGTGCCCGGGTTGATATCGCGGCTGACCGGGCGGCGCTTGTTGTTGGCGGTGATGCTCTCGACCGCCTCATCGACCATATCGTCGAAGTCGGCTTTGGCCCCGGCCACCTCGATCTTCTTCTGCTCACGGCCGATATGGGCGATGCTCTTGACGGTGTCGGCCAGGCCGCGCAGTTCGCCGATGGTCATGTCGCTATAATGGGTCAAGGACCAATGGGTCAGCAGGCGGTTCTTCGTCTCGCCGGACAGGTCGCGGAAATCGGCCCAAGCGGTATAGACCTCATGACCGCTTTGTTCCTGATCCGCCAGCCAGCGGCCAAAATCCTTGCGGGCCTGGACTTCCGTCTGGCTGACCTTTTTGAAATCGAACCGCTCCAGCAGCCCATGGATCTGATCCAGGAACCCCTGGGGCAGGCTGGCGATGGTCTTCTTGTCGGCATAGCCCGCCAGCATCGAGACGGCGCGATCGACATCGTCGCGGGCGCGCTTGGCTTCGATGAACAGCATATGGTTCAAAAGCTGCCGCCGCTTGGCGATGGCCGCCGCTTCATAGTCATGCTTCCGCGCCGCTTGCTCGGTGGCCCGGGCGGCCTGGGCTTCTTGCTGGGCATAGCGGTTGACGGCGGTGGCGTCGCGCACCGTCTTCCCCTCGATCTCGGTCTTGGCCCAATCGCGGGCGGCGGCAAGATCGGTAGCGGATAGGGTCAAGGCATCGCGGGTGCGGGCGGCCTTGTCGCGGGCCTCGGCCATGTCCCAATCGGCAGCGGTCTCGGCCCGGCGCAGGCGGTAATCGCCCCGCTGCTTTTCCGCCGCCACCCGGGCGTCGGCCTTGGCGCGCTCGGCGGCGACGCGGCGATCGCCGGTTTCCGTGCCGGCGGCACGGCCTTCGCCCCGGGCCAGGCGCATCAGGATGCGGGTTTCCTGGGCCAGCAATTCGGTGCGTTGACCATTCTGCAAGGCGTCCAGGGCGTCCCGCTCCAGGCTGCCGTCGGTGAAGGGATCGCCATGGCGCTCGGCCATCAGCCGATCGGTTTCCTGATCCACCAGCATTTGGCGCACGCTGCGCTTGTCGCCCTCGGCCTTCAGCTCGCGTTGCTGCCGTTGCAGTTCCACCAGGTCGCGCACCATGCGGTCGCCCGAGCGATAGCCCATCAGCTCGGACAGTTCGTTGAAATGTACGCCGCCCTTGTCCACCACCAAAGGATCGCCGGGACGGCCCTTGGGCAGCTTCTCGAGGATGTCGGGGCCGAAGGCGTCCACCAGCGGTGCCCGCGCCAGTTTCAACCGGTGCTGCGGCGAACCGGGGTGACTGCTCCGCGTCGTCCCTCCCGCCTTATCAGGCGAACCGGGTTCGCCAAAATGCTGGCCGTCGGCAAACTCGCCGCTGCGCAAGTATTGCAGGGTGGCCAAATCCTTGCGATTGGTCATCAAGGCTTGGTCGGCTTCGGCGCGGGTGCGGGCCGCCTCTTCCTTCCACCAGTCCTGCTTCTCGCGGGCCAGGCTCTCCATGGTTCGGTGCAGCAGCTTGTCTTCGGCGGCGGCAGTCGCCTTGGTCGCCTGGTCCTGATAGCGTTGGAACTGCTCCGGCGATAGTCCGGCCTCCTTGGCGCTGCTGAACAGCGCCTGGGCATGCTGACGCTCCGCCATGGCTTGGATTTCATCTTCCGACGCCAACAGGCGGTCCATCACCTTGGCGACTTCGGGCGGCACCGATCCGCCGAGATTGCGCAAGGAGCGGTAGATCCGCACCAGCCAGCCCCTGAACTGGCGGAAGATGTCCGCCAGCCCGGGGGATGGGGCCTTGCCTTCCATCAGATAGGCTTCGAAGCCACGCGCCCATTGCTCATGCTGATCACTGCCCAGCTTGTCGATCAGCTCTTGATGGTCGAAGGGGCCGGAAACGTCGTGATCGACCCCCAGCCATTTGAGCGTGGTCGCCAAGTCGGTGCGCAATTGCGGCGGCGCATCCTCGCGGGCGGCGTCGCGCACCAATTCATCCAGCCATAAATGGCCGGTCTCATGCAGCAAGGTGGACAGGTTGCGGTCTTGGGTCAGACGGATAATGGCCTGGCTCGAGGACAGCAGGATATCGCCGCGCTTAGCCGTCTGATCGGCCTGGGCATAGCGATTTCCCTCGTGATCCTTGATCCCCGAGAGAAGATCGCCTAACCTGATTGTTGCGTCTGTATGCCCAGATCCTGCGGTGCTGTTTAGCACGGTCTGGGGTGCCAGCCCTTCCCTGGAGGGTACCTCTGCGGACGAAGTGCCCGCCTCTACGATGTCAGCACCGGTCGCGGCGGGCAACCTTTTCTCAAGACGCTGTTCATGCAGTCGGTGGATGGTTTCGCTCTCCACCTCCATCGGCTTGTCGGCATATTCCAGGACCGTGGTCTTGACCGCGTAGCGCCGCCCTTCGATGTCGATCGGGGTAAACAGCACGTGGGCTTGTTTGACGCCTCTGCGCTCTTTGTAATCCTCATGACTATCCACCAGGGTGGCTTCTTCGGTGATCTGCCGCACCGCCTGTAAAGCCGCTTGATGGTCTTTGACATCCACCGACTTCTCAAATTTGCTGGCAATGTCGTCCAGTTTTCCCTTGGACAGCTTGATTTCCCAGCCGGTGTCTTTGTTGACCACCGGACTTTTGTCCATATGCTTCAGCGCCGCCTGACTTTGCTTGGCGCCACGCGGTGTCTCCGTGCCTACTGAGATCGGCAAAATGTGCATTTGGCGATCGAGATCGACGCCGGCTTTGAGGGGCTGATTGAACAGCTTGCCGCCTTCGGCCTCGGTTACGGATTCCGCCTGACGGCGCTTGTCATACTCGGCGATGGCGGTGCGGATCTTCTCGGGGCTGTCACGGCGGACATCCAAGCCTAAATGGTTGACGACCTGGTCCAGCTGCTGCAACGACTGGCGGTGGGCCGCGGCCTGGTGATCGACATTCTCTTCGACATAGCGCGGCTGGCCGGCCAGTTCGCCGCGCAGGGCTTCGATCAGATGATCGGGGGTCGGACGCTCCCCTTGGGTTTCGGGGAAATATCCAGCCTCCCAGGCGGCGTGGGTGGCTTCGTCCAGGCTGTAACGCGAGGATGCGGCGCTTTCGGTACCGGGCAGACGCGGGCCGTCTTCGACGCCTTCGCGCAGCAGCTTGCGGGTGAAGGGGCGGCCTTTGTGCCATTGGTCGGCCCCCATATCCTTCAGTTCGCCGCCGGGATCTTCGAGACCGCCCCGGCGGGACAGGAACTCGGCCAAGCTATCGCCATGGATGGCGCGGGCAGAAGGCAGGCCGCCAGACTTCAAGGCGGCGATCATCTGATTCAGCCCCTCTTGCCCCAGTTCGGGCCGCAACAGCGGCGCAGCATCCGGCTGCGCGAATTCGATGCCAATCGGGCGTTGGCGGTATTTTTCCCAAGCATCGATGCCGAAGCGATCGCCCATGGTCTGATAATGGGCGGCCATGAAGGTAGCGATCTGCTGGGCTTGGTTGAGCGGCATCCCCTCGCGCAGCTGGCCCAGAAAGTCGTCATAGACGCGCTGCGCCGGTTCGGCGTTCTTGGCTTCGGCCTCGACCGTGCGCTGATAGTCCTGCGCCCGTTCCGCCACCAGCTGGGGGCGACGGCGATCATAATCCTGGGATTCGCGGAAGGTCCAGCCGTCGGGGGTCAGCCTCACATCATGCTGGACGAACTGGGCGAAGTTGGTGCCGGTCAGATGCGCGGCGAAATCGGCGGTGGGGATCTGGACATCGCCGCCCGTCGCCAAGCCTTCGGCCAATTGCTGCTTCAGCTCGGGGATATGCTGAGTCAGGGGATCGTGTTCATCGTCCAGGGCGAAGGGATCGATCCCCATGCTTTGATAGAACTGCTGGATTTTTTCCGCCGGCACGCCGATCTGATCGGGTTTATCGCCCTGGTGTTCCGCCAGAAATTCAGCGAAAGCATCGGGGCTGCGACTGCGGGTCTTGCTGTCCTGGCTGGCCTGGAGGAAGCTGTCCCAAAGCTGTTGATTCCCTTTGGCCCGCCGGGCCTGGGCCAGTTCCGCGCCGAGATGCACGCCAGAGCCGGGCAGCGCGATCAGGGCGGAGGCCGCCGCCATATCCTTCGCGGTGTTGGCCAGCCGGTCGATGGCCTGCGCCCGCTGCTCGGGATCATTGAAGATGGTGGCGAAATCGCCGTCGCTGGCCAGCCGCGCCGTCTGTTCGGCGATGATATGGGCGGTGTCCTGAGCAAAGCCCAAGGCCGCGCCTTCGCCGACGGTCTTGACATATTCGCCACCGAAGCGGGCCAAGGCCTGGGCGACGCCGGGGCGGCTCAAGGACTCCTTGATGGCGTCCCGCATCAGGGTTTGCGCCCCGGCCTGGAATCCCTTGCCGGCCGATCCCAGCCGCAGGTTCATCAGGGCGGCGTCGGTCAGGCCGGCGAAGATCGCCGCCCCTTGCGCCACACCTTCGTCGATGGGATTGCCGGCATCGTCGGTGGTGCCCTTCAATTGCAGATACATATTGCCGGCGCCGACCTTGAATTGATCCGCCGCCATGCCGCCGGTCAGCCCAGCAAAACCGCCCGCCACACCGCCGGCGGAGGTGCCTAAGCCGGGGATCACGCTGCCCATCGCGGCCCCGGCGGCGATACCGCCCGCCGCGGCATTCTTGGCCTCATTGGCATTGTCGAGCAAGCCGGCAACGAAGCCGGAGACGGTGTTCAAGGCATGGGCGAAGCCTTGGGTCTGCGGCTGCTGCGCCAACTGCCGGTCGATCTCGGACAGTTGCGCCTGGATCGCGGGATCCTGGTTGCCGGTTTGCAGCGCCCAGCCGAGCCGACCGCGCTGATTGGACAGCATCGCTTCGGTCCAGCCGGATTTCAGGGCACCCCAGCTTTTGCTGACGATGTTGAGCTGATCAAAATCATCCTTGGCGATGCGGGCACTTTGCGGATTGGCCGCCACCCATTGCGCCAGCACCGGATTGCCGTCCAGGCGAACCCGGTTCGCCGCCAGGGCGGCCTGCTGCTGATAGCTGGGCAGGTTGGCTTCGACCACCGAGGCCGGGGCACCGACCGAGGGGGCCAAGGCCCTGGCCGGGGCCGCCGCATCGGGATTGGCGTCTTGATTGGCCAGCAGCACGCCGGTGGCGGCCTGGCTTTGCGCCTGCTTTTCCTGGGCCATCAACCCGGCGTAATAGGCCACCTTGTCGGGATCGACAGAGGGATCGAGAACGGGATCGGTCATTGTTTTTTCGCCGCCAATTGGGTCCGAGTATAGAAGTCCTGCAATTCGCCATCACTGGCGGCGCGGCCATAGGTCTGCTGGAAAGCGGCTGCCAAGGCCGGCTTCTCGGTTTTCGGCACCGGCACATAAAACTGTGTGGGTTCGACCTGGAAGGCGCGGACGGATGTGTCGTAGAACCAACCGCTGTTGGCTTGCGCTCCTTGGGTCAGCAGCGAGTTGGTGATCTGCCGGATATCGTCGTCATGGGGGTTGCGCTTGGCCTGAGCCTGGAATTGATCCAGAGCCGTCGAGAGACGACCGACGAATTGGTTATAGGTCGCCGCGCCTGAGGTTCCGGCCTTCGGTGACACATTGACACCGGCGGCCTGTAGCATCGGTTTGGCAATTGCCTGGGCATGCTGCAGACTGATCGCCTTGGTTTCGTCCATCACCGCTTTGTTCTGCAGACCGGCTTGTTGGTTCATCAGCTCGAGCGTCAGGCTATGGGGGAGTTGGTCGACGTAATCGGTCAGTTTCTCGGAGCGGAAGGCCACCGGGTCGGTCGCGGCTTCACCCTTGAGCCGATAGAACAGACCAAGAGACTTATCGTCCAGGCGCGGTTCGGCGGCTCGTGCGTTGTGATCGAGCACATTCAAGATGCCTTGCTGGGTATCCGGAGGGGCCGCCACCCAAGCGGTCTTGAGATCCGGATTGGCCAGCAGTTGATCGAGATTGGCGGGTTTTCCCTGACCGGATTGCGCTCCCATGGCGGCGGTCAACAGGGTTTGGCGATTGGCCTGGTCGGCGGCGTTCTGGGCGGCTTCGACTTGATGGGCATTGGTCAGGATGTGAGATTTGACCAAATCGCGCTGGATCGGATCGAGCGGCAAGGCATCGGCCTGTTTCAGCCAGTCCGCCAGATGCGCCTTGACGTCGTTATCGGTGGGCGGCGTGCCCGGCTGGGGGGCGGCTTTGGCATTGACGGCGGCGACATAGTCGCGGGTTTCCGGGAAGGGAATCTTGGCGGCCCAATCGCTGTCGGACACAGCGCCGGTACGGGGATCGCCGATGGTGGTCAGCCACTGATCGACGCGGCCAGGTCCGGCATTATAGGCCGCCAGGGCCAAGGTCTGGTTGCCGCCATAGCGGGTCAGCATGTCCTTCAGATACTGGGTGCCCAGAGCCTTGTTGTAGTCCGGGTCATTCAGCAGCTTGTCTTCGTCATAGGGCATGTTCAGTTCGGCGGCCACCTGGCGGGCGGTGGAGGGCATGAGCTGCATCAGTCCCTTGGCGCCTTTCGATGAGATTGCGTCGGGATCGCCCTCACTTTCTTTGCCGATGACGGCATTGACCAGGGCGTCGCCGTTGGCGGTCGGCTTGCCAGCCATGATGCTGCTGGCGATGGTTCGGGTTTGCTGGGCATCCACCAGGGGCTTCAGCAGTTTTTCCGTCTGGGACTGATCCTGTCCGGTCATCTGGCCCATAGCCTGCGATTGATAGAGGTCGCGGGCACCGACCGGGTCATCGATGGCCATGCGGTCGATCCGGGATTTCCAGGCGGCAGAGAGGAACTGCGACCGCCGCTGGGCCTCCAGCTCTGGGGGCTGGCCGGTATCGGCGGCATGATTGCTGATCTCGGCCAAGCCGGATCTGACGGCCAGGCCGAAGCGCTTGTCGTCATTGTAATAGCTGGCGGCATCGGACAGGTTGGTCTGCAGGACCGCATCCGAGGACTGATCCTGATAGGCGCGCTGTTGTCCGGCGGAATGGCGGGCCATGCCATCCAGTTCGATTTCGGTCCGCTTCAGGGCGATGTTGTCGAACAGTTTGCGCTGCTGATCATTGGCCAAGCCGGACATGGTTTGCTGGCGCAATTGATTGAGGTGATCCAGGGTCGGCTGGTAGGCATCGACGGCATCCTTACCCTGCAAGGCGTAATAGCCGGTCTTGGGGTTGAACAGGGCGTCGCGCATCTGATTGCTGTAATCGACATAGGCATTTTTGGCCTGAGCATCGTTATCCAGCTCTTGCAAGCGGACGGCCTGTTGCATCAGAACGTCGCCGCCCTGCTGCACGGCGCCGCCCAGGCGCTGCATGGCTTGCCCCGCCTGCGCCCCGAAGTCATCGGGAGAAACATCGAGATGCTGATAAGGGGTCGGATTGGTCTGGGGCAGGACCGACTGAGTGTTGATTTGCGGAACGTTGACCATGATCAGAATCCATATCCGCCAGAATAGCCTTTACCGTCGTACCAGCTGGGCGTCTGGTAGCCCTGGCTGAAGGTTCCGCCGCTGCCGCCGCTGCTGGTGGTGGGGGTGCTGCCGCTCATGGCGTTATAGGTCATCCATTTGCTGGACAGGCTGGCCGCGCCGCCGATCAGGGCGCTATATCCGTTCAGCTCCCCTGCCGAGGAGGCCCATCCTGCCTGGGCTTCATAGAGATTGGCCTGCGCCCCATAATTGCCGGCCTGGGCCAAATAATTATAGGCGGTCTTGGAGGCATTGGAGCGGATCGTCAGGGCGTCCAGTTCGCCCATTTCAGCGGTGCCGGCCTGGACATCCGCAGCGGATCCGGAATCCAGGGACAGGCCGTTGGCGGCCATGGCCACACGCTGAGAAGACATGACCTGCGCCGTCTTCAGCCGCTGCGCCTGCTCTTGGGCTTCGCCGGCCTGGATCGCCTGGTCGGCGTTCTGCGTGGCGATGATCTGATTGTTATGCGCAACCTGGGCCTGATAATTGGCAGAGGCCTCTTGCGCCTTGGCCTGCTGCTGCGAGCCCTGATAGGCCATATAGGTGGATGCGGCCGTCGTCGCCATCGAGGCGGCAAAAAGATAAGGTACGGCGGCTGCGGCAACAACGCACATCGCTTACTCCATCCAGAAGGGGTGGAAGGATTGTCCATGAGGGCCATAGGGTTCCGGCGGACCAAGGGTGAAGCCCAGCCAATGCAGCCAGCGAATCGAGACATGATTGCGGGTATCGACATGGTTTCGCAGGCTGGAGAACATTTGGCGCATCAAGGCAACATAGGCGCGGTTCCGGCGCAGGAAGGCCTTTTGGTGCTGCAGCAAAGCATCGCTGCCCAGCATCCAGGGAGCGCCTTCCGCTGCGATCCAGCTGGTGGCGGCAACGCCGAACATGCAGACCGGCTCGTCATCGACCATGCCGGTCCAGGCCATGGGCGAACAGGCCAGCGAAGCGGCCAGGGCGTCCTGGGGCGAGAGCAGCGTCGAGGCGGAAATTTCCGCGACGTCTTGCGCTCTGAGCCGGGGAGCCAGCAGGGCTGCATGATCTTGGGTCGCGGCAATGACGGAGATCTTCATCCCGGGGTATCTCCCACGTTCAGTTCCGGGATCAGTCCCAGAAGCGTGAAGGGAAGGGGATCGCTCTGCTGGATCAGGAAGGTTCCCTCGGTGTCCCAGATGGGGGTCAGAACCTGGCGGAGATCACCGGTATAAAGCGGTAATGCCTGGGTCCAGCCAGAGGGAGGCTGAGGAAATTTGATGGGTTCGAGATCGCTGCTATCGCGGCCGATCTGCAGGCCGCGGCTGTTTTCCAGACGCAAGGTGGTGGCGCTGATTTTCTTGCGCTTGCCCTGCACGGTCGGGCTGCCAGCATCGATCGGCAGCGGCTTGACCTGGGCGATGTAAGGCAGACCGATGGTGATGACCTTGGCGGCCACATCCAGGGTGATTTGGCCGTTGGTGACCGTCTGGGGAAGTTTGACATAGCCATCCGCCAGAATAGACACCGTAGCGCCTTCCAGATGGTTCAGGCCGCCGACGGTGGTGGTGGCGGTGCCGCTATATTGCTGTCCGCAATCGACAAACCAGGCCTTGGTGCAGTCAGGCTGATAGCTGGTGTTCAGCATGTTGCGGCTATGAACCCGTTCGATATAGCGCACCGGCTGCCCGCCATTGACGCCGGGGATCGTTCTGCGGAACACACAATAATGAACGTCTTCGGGGGCTTCAGAGACCGAGGCGACGGATTCGATGGTGTCCGTTCCCGAATTGCCCGGGCTGTCGCCCCAGGTGAAGCCGTAAACGTCCTGTTCTTTCAGATAGGTCAGCAGCAAAAATTTTCCGTCAGAGCGGACGGCCATGACCAGATGATGCGGTTGGGCGGCATGAGCCCAATCCAGGATCTGATAGCCATAAAACAGATGGCTGGAGAGAACCGAGATTTCCGAGCTGGAGAAGCTGTCGGCGTAGAAGTCATAGGCCAGCTGGAGAACCGAGGCTCCCTTTTCCTGAATATAGAGGATGCAGTTGTTGATGATCAGCGGCGGAACTTCGGCGGATCCGGAATAGGCCTGGGGCACCACGGCGGTTTGCGCCGGGGTCAGGACATTCGAGTTGGATCCCGCCGTCAGTTTCCAGGCACCTCCCGAGGTCAGAACCAGCAGGCAGTTCAGCGAGATCAGCCAGCGGATGGAATCGACCTGTTGCGAGGCAATGGAGACGGTGATGGCATCGGAATCCCGAACCGGGTTCGAGACATCCATATTCTTGTAATTGCTACTTTGCGAGGTCCAGAGGGTTTGCGGGTGCGTGGTGCCGCCGCCATAGGTTTTACGCTGCTGGAAATAGGTGGCCACCGCCGGATTGTTCAAGCTGGTGGTCAGCTGCGGCGTCAAGACGGCGGTCGTGCCAGCGGTGGAATCGGTGATGGTGGCGCTGGGGGAGCTATAGCCGCTGCCCTGGGACTGGACGGTTACGGAGCTGATCTGGCCGTTGGTGACGCCCAAACTGATCGCCGCGCCCGAGCCGGTGCTATCGATGATGGCGACCGTGGGACCGGCATAGTTCTGTCCGGCATTGACGACATAAGCGCCTGTGATCTTCTTCGTGCCAAGACTGACGCCATTGCCATCGACAAGCCCGTCGGACGCGGTGATCAGAGAAATCGCGGCCCCGCTGCCATTGCCTGACGATACGCTGATCTTCGGGTTGATATAGCCCTGGCCGCCATTGACGACGGTCACGCCGGTGATCTTCCCACCAGAGACGGCGGCGGTGAGCTTGGCTCCCAGGCCAATGGTATCCGAGACGATCAGCGCCGGCGCGGTGCTATAGCCGCTCCCGGCATTGGCGATGGTGACGCCGGTGATCGTGCCATTGACGAAGGGGTTGGTGGCTTGCGGCGGCGCCTGGGTGAAATCCGGCGAGATATTGGTATCGGTGAAGCTGGTACCGGTGCAGGTGCCGATATAGCCCAGCATGGCCCCTTGAGCGACGTCGGCGTTATAAACGGCGGTGGCTTTGTAAACAGCGTAGCTGGTGGCCCCGGTCACGCTGTTCCAGGTGATGGTGTTGCTGATCCCTGTATTCTGGTTCAAGGCGGCATTGGTGCAGGTCACGATGCTGCTGGCTTCGGACTCTTCGGCGGGCGCGGTGGTCTTGGCTGTCACCACATAGGCGAAATGCCAGGAACCTGAACTGTTGGCCGTGACAGAAACACCCGCGGGCGGCTGCACTGCCGGCGTGAAGGTGATGGTCGAGAGCGTCCAGAGCCAATGCTGACTGCGACTGAGATCCCGGGGCGGATGGCTGGGATGGGTCAGGGTCAGGGTGTCATTGGATTGGGTGGTCTTGAGCAGGGCAAGATCGCTGCCGGCATAGGGCGTGACCAGGGTATAGATCCGCGCGATCGAACCGCCGCCGCTATAAGCCGACAGGGCGGCGGTGCTGACGGCATGGCCGTCGAGATCGGTCAGGGTCAGGCTGTTGGCGGTGACATTGGCGGCCAGATATTGCCGGGCCGGGGTTGAGGCCAGGCCGGCCATGCCGGGGCAGGACAGAACATAGAGCTGATCGCCATTGGCATAGCCATGTCCCGGAATGGTCAGAACGCCCGGGGCGGCCTGGGTGATGGCGGTGATGGTTTGTGCTGGCTCGAGCACATAGCCGCCGGCCATGATGACCCGCATATAGTAATGGCCGAACTCCAAGGCATAGCTTTGCACCAGATTGAACTGGAATTTGATCAGGCGAACCGGGTTCGCCGAATCCTTGGCGCGACCGATGAACTCCGTACCCGGGCGGTTCGAGACGCCGCCTTGCGGATGCACGAAGACATTGCGGGCCAGCCGCAAGCCGACATGCACCTTGCCCAGGTCTTGGCGGGCATCGAGGGCGCGGGAGAGTTCGCCGGCGGCGAAGCTAGGCACAAGCAGCGACTGGGCCATCAGCTGCTCGCAATCACGGCGTTGATCAGGCCGGTGCTGTCGCCGCCGCCGCCGCCGCTATAGCCGCGAATGGTCAGCCAATCGGGCAGGATCTCGGTGGTTTGCCCATTTTCGACATCATCGACCACGCGGGCCGCCAGAATGATCTGCTGGGCCTGAGCGGCGAGAGCCTGCACCAGCGATTTATCGCCGGTCAGGGATCCGGCCATGCGGGCCGCCAGCTGGAAGACCAGAGCATCGGCGAAATCGACATCGAAGAGATTGGGGTCGGTGATGCGGCGGGTATAGACCAATTGCGCCTGGGCCTGATTGGTCAGGATGACGCGATGGGTGGCGTTCGCGCTGTCGTCCCAGGTGGAGAGGGTGTAGGCAATCGCGCTGCCGCCGCTGACCGGCTGATAGATGCGGCGGAAGCGGAGGCAATCGGCAGGCCAGAAGTAGGAATAGCTCCAGGGCTGCTCGGGCAGTGTGCTGGTTCCCGCCGGGTTTTCAGCCGTACCGGCGGCGGCGGCCTGGAGGGATAGGGATTTCTGAGCCCGAGCGAAGGCCCAAGGATGCGCCCGCAGCAGCGAGTCCCGGGTCGGATCGTAATGAATCTGGCATTGATTGGCTTCGGCACTGCCTTCGGTAATCGAGGCAATGGTCGAACGGGTGGTCACTTCCGCCAGGGCGCGGTTGCAGAGATCTTCCGTGGTGGTCATGGCTCACCGGTCGCAAGCAGGAGGGAAGAGGGGCCGGCTGGTGAGCAGCCGGCCCAGAGATCAGGATCAGGATCCGCCGTTGCTCGTGGGGTCTTCCCCCGGGCCGCCGGCTGCCGGATCGCCTTTCTTCTTGGGGTTGGGTTTGCTGGCGTCGGCGGTTTCGGTCGTCTGTTCGACCGACATGCCGTCGATGGTTTCAGCGGTGGGGGAGGGGGCTCCCCCATCATTGCCATTCGCGGCCTGCTGCCCCTGCTGCAACATCATCTGCTGCATCATCTGCTGCATCATGGTGACCATGCCCTGGCCGATCCCGGCCGCCAGGGACTGGCCAAAGGCCGTCAGGTCGGCACCGGTCAGCGGCGCAGAGTCGCCGACCTTGCTCACGGTTTCGGGTTCGAAGTCGCCGGCGGTGGCGAGATAGGCCTTATGCTTTTCCACCAACGCCTCGGCCTCCGCATCCAGCGGCTGCCAATGGGAGCCTGGAATAACCGTGCTTTCGGGATCGAGGGTGATTTCCTTGCCTTCTTCGATCAGCTGATTGTCGATGAAGGACAGAGCCGTAATCAAGAAACGAGCCATGTTCGGTATTCCTTACAGAATGGTGTAGCCGACCGGATAGGTCTTGGCCCCGTCGCTATAGTTGTCGCCGATATCGGCCATCAGGGCGCCGGCGGTGCCGGTGCCGGTGATGACATAGCGGGCGGCCAGGTAACGCTGGCCGATGGAACCGATGCGCGGATTCATCTCGGCCACGAAGCGGGCCCCGGCGGTCAGCGAGGCCAGGGGAATGGGGCCGGTGGAACCGATCACGGTGACGTTGGTGGAAATCGCCGCGTCGTCGGCCTGGACGATCTGGCATTCCAGGGAGGTCAGACCGGCAAAGGCGGTCATGATATTGACCCGCAGGAAGAGATCCACGCCTTCGCCGAGATCGCGCTTCTGGCTGAGATCAAGGACGTAGGTGGAAATCACGCTGCCGCTGCCGGTGACGGTCTGCGAGGTGAGGGTGTTGCCGTTATAACTTCCGGACAGCACCATATTAGCGTCGACAATAGCCATGAAAGTAAACTCCTCTTAGGCCACGCGGGCTTCGGTCAGCAGCATCTGATCCACTTTACGGACCGGGACGCCCAGGAACTTGGTCTGGCTGTAGTGATGGCCGAACTGGGTCAGCGCATCTTCGATCGACAGGGCGTTGGTGGACTTATTCAGGGCGGCGATGCGCAGCATGGAAATCAGCGTGCGCGGCATATAGAAGGCCAGACGGCAATTGCCGGCGCTGGGGATGCGGTCCATGGCGCGGCTCATCAGATTGATGATCTGGGTGGCGGCGCTGGTGGACTGAGTGCCGGACTGGGCCAGCAGGTCGGTGATGTTGACGTTGCAGATGCGCACGATATAGCGCCAGTCCTTGACCTTGACGCCGTTCTTCCACATCCACTTGGTGACATGGGCTTCGAACTGGTTGCCATTGGCATCCAGGACAGTGCGTTCGCCGAGATATTCCTGCTCCAATCCGGCGATGCTGCCCTTGGGGTACAGGCAGGACACGGTTTCCTCGCCCCAGCCCATCAGCAGGATCGAGGCATTATTGGAGCCGGTGCCGCCGGCATCCAGCAGGTTCTGAGCATTGCCGGCCCCCGAGATCGCCGAATAGCGCGGCATGACGCCGAGGATCTGGCGATTGTCATTGGCCGGATTGCCATAGAGCATATTCTGCACATAGGCCTGATTCATGGCTTCGATGAAGGGCTTGTTCTCGGACAGCAGGAATTCGTTGGTACTGCCGTTCAGCTTGGCCAGCTCGGTATCGACCATGCTGCGGCCTTCCATCATACCGGTGGCTTCCTTGACGATGACCGAGGTGGACTTGCTGTTGGGCACGCCCTGATTGATCGAGCGGTAATAGATCAGCGGCAGACCGGTGCGCTGGCTATATTCATCGCCGGTCGGCAGGTTGCCTTCGGTGAAGACAGCATCTTCCAGCATTTCATTGGTCTGGTTGAGGATCTCGGCCACCTTGGCGATCTTACCATTGGGATCGAGGCGGCTGGTGATGTCAGCCAGGGTCATGTTGTTCGCGGTCAAGACAGCCATGGTTCAGGTTCCTTTGCTGGGCGGTCAGGCTTTGGGTTTGGCGAAAAGAAGATCCGCGGCGCTCGGTTTGTCTCCTTGCGGCGCGCGGCCCGCCACGAAGGAGCCTTCGCCCATGCTCTGGCCCAGACGGACGAAGAAGCGGACGATGTCGGGATGGTTGGCGGCGCCGGTGGCTGCCAGCGCCTGGGTCAAGGCCTGGCCTTCCGCCGTGGTCTTGATCAGCGGATTGTCGGCCGACGGCTGAAACAGGCGGCTCGAGGCGGCGATATTGGCCGCCAGCTTGTCGCCGCCGATCTCGGGATCGGCCATGATCTGCTGGCGCCACTGCTCCTGGGTGTCGAACCACAGCTTGTAGGGCGCTTCCAGCAGCTCGCGCATCTTGGCGGCTTCGAAGGTCACCAGTTGCTGCGCCTGCTCTTGGGTCAGGTTCAGCTCTTTGGCCAGGCCCTTGAAGGCTTCGGTGCGCTCGGCATCGACGGTCACGCCCTCGGGCAGCGTGAAGTCGGCATAGCTTTCCGGCGCACCCTTGGGCGCGTCGTCGGTTTCCTCCTGGGGCGGATCGTCACCTGGATTGGGCGGCGTCTTATCGTCCGGGTTCGGCGGCGGATCGGCGGGAGGCGTCTTATCGTCCGGGGCCGGCGGCGGATCGGTCAGCAGACTGCCGGGGGGCGTCAGCGCCGGCGGGCTGGCGGGCGGGGTCGTCGGATCGGTGGGCGGAGTTGCGGGGGGCGTTGCCGGGGCAGTGGTTTCGGGGGCCATGATGGTCCTATTCGCTTTCGGCGGGTTGGGTGTTTTTTTGTGCAGCGGCCCGGGCGGCGGCTTCGGCCGCCATCAGGGAATAGTTTTCGGGACAGGCCGCCATGAGGTCGCGGAATAGCCATAGGCTTTGTTCGCGCTGTCCCTCCAGGAAGGCCGTCAGGGTCGGATCATTGGGGCGGAAGCTGGTCAGGAAAGGCTGGCCTCGGCCCATCAGCTCCCACAACAGGGCGCGGCCATAGACGTCGTTGGCCACCGCCTTGAGGCCGATCAGCCAGGCCGGGGAGGGGGCTTGCCCCAGGGCTTCGGCCACCAAGTCATCGGTTTTGACATCGTCGCGACTCACATCCCGCCTCCCATCATTTTCTGAAGGGCGTTCTGGCCCTGGCCGACGGGGATTTGCGAAAGGGTATGGGCACCCTGGACCGCCGCCATGCTCTGTTCCATGGCTTGCTGCTGCTGCTGTTGCTTGGCCCGGGCATCCCGCAGCGCCGCCACCTGTTTCGGATCGCGCAGGATGCGGGCGGGGGCGTTGAGAATGTCGCCGTATTCGCTGACGGCTTCGTCGATATCCACCAGGTCGGCGGCCTGGGGATAGAGGCTATAGACCGACCCGATGAAGGCCATTAGTCCTTCGATGCCGGTGGTGGCCATGGCTTTCTGGGCCTGGGACAGCATCGAGATATATTCGATGTCGAAGTCCATGCCCTGCATGTCGGGCGGCGGAACCGGCAAGGATCCGCCCTGGCCCTGTTGCCAGAAGGGCAAAGAGTGACGGACCAGGATATTGAAGGTCCGCTCAATGATGCGGTTCAGCTCGCGCTCGACGCTTTCCAGCACGGGGCCCAGTTGCAGCAGCTTTTCGCCGCGCCGTTCCGTGACCTCCAGGTCATTGCGGGGCTGCACGCCTTCCAGTTCGGCCATCATCATCCAGAGGTCGGCATAGAAGCTGCGGTCGATGCGACGTTCGACCCGTTCGATGGCCTGATCGATGACGGTGACGGCGGCGGGCGGCGGTTCGTAAATCGGTTTGACGCCAACGCCGCCGACATTGGCGACATAGGTGGTCTGGCCCGGCAGCATGCTGACGCCCTGCTGCTGCAGCTGGGCATCCGCCACCATGGCGGGGGCAGTCATTTTATCGACCACCTGGGCGCGGCGCTTTTCCAAAAGCTGCAGCGTTTTGATATCCGCCAAGGCGTTGGTGCTGGGTCCCTTGCCGTAAGGCTCGTTTCCCTTTTTCGACCAACGCGAGACGGCGGCGGGAAATTCATCAAAGCCCCGCCATTCCAGGATATCGCTTCGGGGGCGGCCGCGTTCCCAATAGACGGAGCGCCAGGGCTTGGCTTTGGGGCCCAGCGCAAAGGGCAGACGCCGATCATTGGGCTCGATGGCATGGCAAACCACCACCTCGGTTTCCGTCTGGTTATTTTCCCATAGGGTTTTGACCGCGTCCGAGACATTGGCGAGATCGAAGCGATCGACCACCTGGCCGACAGTCTGGGTGAATTCACGGTAGATGCTGACGACATTGTTGCGGTGATCGACCGCCAGAAAATATTCGCCGGCGGTCAGGGTCTGGCAGTTGATGACATCCTCGAAGTCTTCCAGGATCAGCATCACCGCCGTGCCGAAATTGGCCAGCTCGTCATACCATTCGGCCAAGGCTGTATAGAAGTTGCTGGCGGCGAAGACCCGCAGCAGCACCTTGACCGCTTCGTCCAGCCAGAGGCGTGAGCCGCTGGTGACGATGCTGCTTTGCCCATAGCGGGCCAGTCGGAACCAGGGGCGGGCCGGAGAGCTCATGCCCGCCAGCATGCCCGAAGCCAAAACCTGAGAGGCCTTGGTGGGCGAATCGTTCAGGATGCTGTTGGTATGGGGATCGCCCTTCTGGCCCTTGTTGGGCGTCACCAGAAAGGTGCCTCGACGTGGTTGCAGATATCTGGAGAGATCCTGCCAATGGCGCAGGTAGGATTCTCGTTCGCGGCGCATGGCTTCGAGCCGCTGATCGAGCGCGGTGCGCAGGGCTTCGACATCGGCCCGCGATCGTACCGTCGGCGCAGCGGACTGCGCTTCCGGGGCTGAAAGCAAAAAGGCGGTGTCAGCTCCCATGGCTTAGGCTCCCAGCTGGCTCTTGCCGGCACCGGTGGTGGTCGGCGGCGTGACCAGGCCTTGAGATCCCGTCAGGATGGTCTGACTGGCACCATAGGCCGCAGCGGCCTTGGCCCGAGCATTGCTGGCAGCGCTCTGAACGCCGGCATCAGGCTGCTCCGGTGCCGGGATCGGATCCGGCGGCGGCGCGGGGGCGACGGGGGTGGGGGCGCTTCCTCCCATGCACATGGTTATCTCCGCATGGCGAACTGGGTTCGCCGAATGGGTTGCGATGCTTCACGGCTATAGGGAACTGGGGAATCTGCCAGAGGTATTTTCAGGGGGAAACGACGGCGGGATGATTGGCGGGATTTCGGAAGAGTTCGGTGTTACGGATCGGTAACAGGAGCGAGCGAGACGCCCAACGCCGCCGACCAGGCACACAGGTTGGGGCCGCTGGGCTCCACATGGCCGCCTTCCCACTGGACCAGGGTCTTGCGGCAGCGGCCGATCTTTTGGGCCAGCTGGCCCTGGGACAATCCCAGGGCTTCGCGGCGGCGGACCAGCAAGGTGACGATGTCGAAATATTGCTGGGAGCCGGAGAGGATCATAGAGTTGCCATGCTGCGCACGACAGCCTGGAACAAGTAGTCTTTCAGCTTTTGCTCAGGAGGCAGTTCATCATACGGCACGAAGCACGGATGCTCTTTCTTCTCAGCATCCTTGATGGGGCCATATTTCCATCCGGTCGCTTCCTTTTCCCGCAGCCAACTATCGTGACTGGCGCTCGGGGGTGCATCGGGATTGGTGAGTGTGAACTCGACGCCCTTTGTTGCGCTGGAGGTCTGCCACTGGGGGGCATCTTCCCAAGAAGGCTGGGAGTGATCCCCGAAAGCGGCGCAAGCTGCACGGTTGACTTCGTGACAAACCTTAGCGATCTGTTCATTGGTAGGCATTGCTTATCTCCTTAAAAATCCAAGTACCGCTTGGCCGGGTTACTTCATTCCCTGTTCAATCAGGGTGGTCATGATCCAACATCCTCTGTTTTTTTCCGGTGCCGTGGCAGGCGGCGCATTCCCAGATTGCGTTTTCGGTGAGCGTCATCTTGGTCAGATACCCTTTGCCATCACATGCTGGGCAAAGGTCGGCCTTGGGTTGCGCGTCCATCTCATGATGGTGCGATGTGTCCTTGCCACAGATCGGGCAGGTAAAGGTGCCTTTGAGAGTATGCGCTGGCGCGGGCGGAAGCGGCATCCAGTGGGTGAAGCCAGAACTCATCATCTCGTTGAATGTCGAGCATACCCACCCAGGCTTTAGGCGGTGCCAGTCGCTATCGCAGTATTGACCCATTTCGCCGCACGAATGATCAGGTAAGCCCCAATACATATCGGTCCACCTCCCATGCTCCGGGCCGTAGAGGTCGATCACTGTCCCATCCTTCGGCGCTGTTTCTATGGATTGCCAGCCTTGGTTGGTGGGGGTGAGGGCTTGCAGGACGCGATCGACAATGATGGTGAGATCAGCGCCGGGCCGAATACCGGGACAGCCCTGCAGTTTGGGGAATATGTGTCCGTAGCGTTCGACCCGATTGATCAACGCGTCATATTGTTCGTCAGTCATCATCGTTCCTTTCACATCCCTTGATGGGGGTCATAGTCCCAGCTTCGGTTTCCTTGGGCGGCCGGCGAGCGGGTGCGCCGTGCCACCGGATAGGCGAAGGTCAGGGCCAGGGCGTCGCCGGCGTCGGGGCTGGGAAGGCCGCGGGCTTTCATGCTGTCTTTGCTTTCCAGCTTGATGCAGTCTTTGTCGCTGCGCAGAACGTAGGAATATTCCGGGCCGGTCAGGTCGGCCTCGAGATCGCTGTCGGTGGGGATAGCGCCGCCCGATTCTTCAGTGCCCAGCCATTGGCGCATCTGCGCCCACATCTCGGTGCGTTTGTCGGCCATGTTCTCGCCATTGACCGGGCCGCTGGCCGAGGCGCCGAATTGGACTTCGATCACGCTATGGTTCAACTGGCGCAAGCGATCGACCACGCCGCCACCGACGCCGCCGCCATCGACGAACACGGCGTCGGGCGAAAGCTGATCGATCAGGGCGGCGATATGGGCGGCATATTGCATGGTGTCGATCTTGTGGAATTTCTTCCAGGCAATGGACTTGGCATCGCGGCCTTGGCGGATGGCGATGACCGAATGGTCATCACCAAAGCGGGCGACGTCGCAGCCGAGGATCAGCGGGTCATAGCGGCTGTAATCGGCGGTCCGCTTCTGGGCCGCCTCGGCCACATCGCTGGCGATGAACTGGATGGAGCCGGCGCGGGGGAAGGCACCGCGCACGCGGATCCGCACGAAGTCGGAATCCTCGCCGTGATCCTTGATCCATTTCTCGATCTGCGCCTTGTTGCTCATCTTGACCGTGCGGCTGTCGATCTGCTTGTGGATCCAGCGGTGACGGAAGCGATAGAAGCAGTCGCGGAAGCGCCCGGTGTTGCGGGTCGGGTTGCCGAAGGCCACCCAGATGATCTGGGTATCCTTATCGGTCAGAGCGCCTTCGGCGGTTTCCCAGATGATGTCGGGGATGGCCGAGGCTTCGTCGAAGACCAGCAGGATGCGCTTACCGGCGTTGTGCAGGCCGGCGAAGGCCTCGGGGCGGGTTTCCGACCAGGGAACCATTTCGATGCGCCAGGTCTTGTCATGCTCGGCCGAGCGAGAGAACAGCGCCGTGGCTGTCAGCTCGAACCAGTTGCGGGTGATGCAGATGCGGAACCACTTGCCTACCTCGGCCCAGGTCTTTCCCTTCAGCTGCGCTTCGGTGTTGGCGGTGATGATGCCGCGGGTATCCTCCATGGTGCTGATGGCCCAGAGGATGATCCAGGCCACCAGCGCCGACTTGCCGATACCGTGACCGGAGGCCACCGCGATTTGGATGGCTTCGTTCAGGGTGATCAGGCCATCGCGCAGCTGCGTCAGGATCTCGGCCTGCCATTCGTCGGGGCCTGTTTCATGCTCGACATCGGTACCGGGCTCGCCCCAGGGGAAGGCCCCCAGCACGAAGGCCAGGGGATCGTTCGAGACGCTGGCGACCCAGTCGACAAGCTCTTGCTCCAGTTGGGCGAGATCATTCATCGCGCTGGCTCCGCTTGCGGGCACCCGCCAGGCGCGAGGCCAGGCTGTCGACCGAGACATCCACCGTCGCCTCGATCTCCAGCGGCATCTTGCCGTGCATGTACGGTGCCAGCTCCTTCATGGCCACCATCTGCATGCGGAAGGCTTCCGCCTTCGAGCAGCCAAGCTCGGCCGCAAGATCGGCCACCGGACGGGAATAGATCTCGGCCAGACCGACTAGCGGGCTTTCGTACTGGTGCAGCAGGTATTGCCGCCAAGCCTCGGTGCTGCGATTCCTGGAACCGGGCGGACGGCCCCGGCCCCGGGGCGACAGGATCTCTTGCCGACGCAGGGCTGGGTCTTCTGGAAGCAGCAGGATTTCCTGCGCCGGAAGAAGCGGGAGCTGCGTCGGCTGATCGGTTGGCGGGGCAGAGGCGGGGTCTACGGCTTCGGTGATGGCCGTCGCCAGCCCTTTGGTCTTCTCATCATCCATGCTGCGCACTCCTGTAACCCTGACCCAATCCCTGACCCTGAGCTAGACGCGGGAGGGACACCGGGGCTCCCCAGGACATCGCCTCACTTTTCAGACCACATTTTTTGTCAGAGGGGGGTATGGCGGCGGCGGGAGGGGCGACCCCCTGCCCCCGGGGGGTGCGCGGGCGGCATCCGCGCCCTGGCGCACTCCATCCGTCCTTCTGGATGGCCAGGACGGCTCGACTGGCATGGCTTCGCAGCTGATCCGTTATCAGGTGCCCTGAGTGGCAGGAGCCCAGCATTTCCGCGCTGATCAGGATGACTGTCAGACTCTCGCTGTCAGACTTCGGCAATCCGATGCATGCTAACGCATTGATATTGCTGCATTTTGAGATTTGCGGGCGGCGAGGGGCCAGATGCAGCGAACCGGGCATGCTGACCGCTCTGAAGGCCGTCAATCGACGATGGATGGTCACGCACTGGATCACCAGCCGCGAGACGCCGGGCCGCGATGCCGAAATTTTTCGGCGGCCCGCCTTGCGCCTCATATCCCACCCTTGGACAGCATTACCCATGAATATCACTCCATTATTTAATTCGATCAGTGACTTAGCAGCCAATCCAGGGTCGCCGAGGCGGTTCCGCTACACCATTTGGCAGCCTGTAGCGGGTTTGTAGCGGCTTTTGTAGCTTGTATTTATCTATCCATATCAAAGACATAAATGTGTAAATATACGCTCCGCTACAGTCGCTACGGTCCTCACGCGTCCGCATATGAGTAATCGCATAACGCTTTACTTCCTCACACCCACGCGCCCCTGTCACCGTAGCGGGCGTAGCGGCGTAGCGGCACCCCCAGACCCATAGAGGATCAGGCGTTCCCAGCCGCTACGCTGCCCGCTACGGCAAGCCGCTGGACCGTAGCGGGCAGCCCCAAGCCGCGCCGAGAATTTGCTCGTAAGCCTATGGGTGGGGGCTGGAAGCGCCAGAGGTATTCTCAGGCGCATGAGTTTGGAGACGGGTTGGGGCATCATGGATCGTCCCCGAGGTCGAAGGCAGAGGCGGAGTACGGCGGCTGTTCGCCGCCGTACCAGCCGCCGGAAGACTGGCGGTCTTCCTGCGGCCCATTATCAGGTGGCGACGGGCTGTAGCCCGTCGGATCACTGACAAGATCAAGGGGGAGAAGGGTCACGCGATGGTTCTGTCCGTCGAACTTGAGCGGTCCCTTCACCTTTTGAGAGCCTGGGACGTTGGTCGCGGCCTGCATCCATCCGCCAGCCCTCCAATCGGTCTCCCTGAAGAGGGTTCCCAGTGTCGTATGCGTCTTATTGGCGATGGCCAGCCACCACCCATCCAGCATGGTTCCATTCAAATCGGTCAGTTCATCGGGGCGATAGACCCGCAGGCCATAGCCCGCCAGTTCATCGTTCACCTGCTTTCCGGTTTGCTCCTCGGGCAAGGCCTCACGCACTTGGCTGATCATCTTGCCAATGGTGACTTTGTTGCCGGATTTGTAGACGGCAACCTGCGTTGAGGTCAGGCGCAGCAGCATTTCTTGCCAGTTGGCCAGTTGCTCACTGGTTTCTGCCAATTCGGTAGCCTTCATCAGGGAGCAATGCTCCGCCACGAGGTCGGGAGAGAGCGGCTCATCGGTTTGCAGCAGATAGGAGATGGCCAGCAAGGTGCCAAAGACGTCGGCACCGCGCGCCTTGTGACCGACGGCAGCCAATCCGATGCGGTACAGCTCCAAGGCCTGCATCAGCTTTGGCCAAATCTGGATCAGCCGGCCGCGAATATGGGCGGCGATGCGTTTCAGCCGTTCGGCCGAAATATCCGGCAAGATCTGACCTGGCCGCTGGGGCCCCAGTTCGAGGATGGCCAGACGCGACAAATCGGCTTGCCCCATGGGCGGCCGCAAGATTGAGGAGAAGATGAAGGCGCTTTGGGCGCGGAATTGATGGCCGGAATGATCCTGTCCGCCGCGCAAGATCAAAGCGCCACTGGCGGCTTGCCGCGCCAGGTCGATGATGGCCTTGGTTTTATAGTCAGAATCGCCGGGCTCGATTTCGTCGATCGCAACCGGCAGGCTGGACATGCCGACCACCTGCCAGATACCGGCGCCGGTGGCGTCCGAAGACTGGACGATGCCGTTGTCGAACAGGCGGGAGATCACTTTCTGCAAGGTCGATTTGCCGGTGCCGGCGTCGCCCGACAACCACACCGCCGGTCGCCAGTCCAGGGCGCCACCGATCATGGCGGCGCCGATCCAGCCCAACAGCAGCCGAGGATCGATCTCGCGGCGCCAGCTCCATTGCTTGAAGATGCTGAACAAAGCCTTGGTCGCTTCACACAGCCGTTCTGGCTCCTTGTCAAAGATCGGCATGGGCTGCGCTTCACCGGCGGCATAGACATATTTGCCCAGACGCGACGGTTTGAAGGTCGTGGCCTCTCGATGTCCTTCCGGGTGGGGGCCGCGCCAAATGCGATCGCCCAGATGCAGGATCAGTTCGCCATCATCACCGCACCAAGCGCCAACCCCGCGCACACGGCCCCAGGGCGTGAAAATGCCCTGGTGAAAAGCGGCCTCGATCAAGTCGCCGCGGATCCGCTCATATTTGCAGCCGACCCAATTGGTATCTTTGTCGAAGCGTGGCCACCAATGATCCAGCACGCCCTGGGATGATCCGAACAGCACATCCAAATGGCTTTGGCCGAGTTCTCCGGCTTTCAGGTCACGGATCTGTCCACGCGGATCGAGGAAATAGAGGGTGCCGTTGTTGACGCCCAAGGCTTTGACCGGGCAGCGCACCTCCCAATCCACCGGCCTACGTTGTCGTGCCGTGCTGTCCGGATGGTGGGAACGCCGCAGCTGCTCCGGCGGAATGTCATCGATATCGCTGTCGTCTGTGCGATAGCTGGGCAGCACTGGGCGATGATCGGCCTCAATCGGCGGGCGCCCATCGGTCTCTTGGGCCCCATCCTCATCGCTTTCGAAGTCTTGATCGTCTTGCTCCAGCTGATCTTCAGCCTCGCCGGCCGCCGCCTGCATTTCCGCCAGGCGCACAATCTTGGCCAAGGCACCGGGCTCTTGATCCTTCGGCTTTTTCGTCTCGGTCATTGCTCTGCTCCCGAGATCTTCAGCCAATCATTCAGGTCTTTGACGCCCTCGGGTGGTCGCATGATGGCCACCTTCAGCCGGTTGCGGCGCTGCGCCTCGATGGCGCGCTGCAATCCCATCTGGGCCCCACGGTTTTCGGCACCGTCATTGTCGGCGACGATGACCAGGCGCTGGATACCCTCGGGGAAACGGGCATTGGCCAGCGAACTCAAGGAAACCGCACAGGCAATCCGCTTATCGGGCAGCGCCATGGCCAGGGTCAGAGCGTCCTCGATGCCTTCGGTGACATAGACGGTTTCGCCTGGGTCTGGGTGTTGCCATGGTTTGCCGGTCGCCCCGCGCCGCAAGCGGATATAGCCGCCATGCTCTTTGTACGATCCCAGCGTCATTTTGGCTTCTCGGCCAAGATCGGCGACCTTGCGCCAGCCACCCTGGCCATCGTCTTCCAGCCAGGTGCGATGGATGGCGATGGTCTCGCCCTTGTTGTCGGTGATGGCGGCCACCAGCGCCGGCGCCATCAGGCCCGATTTGCCGTGCAACAGCTCGGGGATATAGCGCAAGGAGCGAGGCCAGCCCGGCCGGCAGTCCGACCAATAACCGGGATCGATTCCCCGGCCACGCAAATAGGCTTCCGCCGGCGTTCCGTCGATCCGTGGCACGCTTTCCTTGCCAAAGAAAATGCGCCGAGCGGCGGCGCGATTGCGGCTATGGCGGTCCTCGGCGTCCTTTTCGGCCTGTTCTCGCCGCCGCGCCGTCTCTTCGCGCAACCGAGAGACCTCTTCCGGGCTGGCATCCGCCCAGCCCAGCCACCAGCTGCACCATTGCAGGGTCCGGTCCCATTTGCGGTCGTCGGGATACAGCACCGCTTTGACCAGGCCCAGGACATTGCCGGCTTCGCCAGAGCTGAAGTCCTTCCATCGGCCCGCGTCGCCTTTATGCAGCATGATGCGCAAGGACTGGCCCTTGTCTCCCAGCACCGATCCGGCAATCCAATGGGTTTCATCGGATTTTCCCGCCGGCAGCAGATGGACGCAAAGATCCTCGATCCGTTTCTGCAGACCGGACTTCACTTCATCGGCACTGAATCGGGGATGGTGCTGCTGCGGTTTTTTAGACATGGTCGGATCCCAATGCGGTCTCCGAGTCCTGCGCCGGCGCTGTATTTATGCCAGAGGTATCTTTCAGCAGGATCAGCTTCTTCAGATACAGCGCGGCATCGAGCATTTCCTCATAGGCATGCTGCATCCAGTCTCGTTCGCTCAGGTCCGAGCGGTCCAGCGTGGTGCCATATTTCTCGATCCCCAGCTGCGACCGGAGCAATAGATCGGCCCTGACGGCTGCAACGACGCTATCTTTCATCCTCTTCCCTCTTACCATCGATGCAGGATGCATTTGCGGAGATCCCGCATCGGGCCACGCAGCTGAATGCGCTTCATTGCCTCAACCTGGATCACGTCGGGATCCAGCCCGGCCAGCCAGCACACCTCGCGGAACGCGGCGCGCCCGCTCCGAAACCAGTCTTTGGCTTCCAGCTGCAGGCGTTGCGCGCTGCTGCTGGTATCGCCGTTCAAATCGCCAAAGGCCCCGCAGGCATCATCCAAGGCGCGGCTCAGTACCGCGCACCAGAATTGGCGCGTGCGTTCGGACTCCACCGCGTCATGAAGGGGCGCAGCGGTCCAAGGCTTGTCGTTCTCCTCCCGCGGCCATGCCAGGAAATGCGGCCCGGGAAAGCAAACGTCAGGTGGTTGGCTGCCCTCCACCCTCTTCATCCTCCGTCGATCCCCCATCTCGCATCGCGGCTTGCGCCGCGTCTCGCCCCTCGGCGGCTTTGATCGCCGCCGTGATCCCCTCGATCGCGTCCCGCTCCAGCTCGGCGACTTGATGCAACAGCAAGCCGAACAGGCTGGCCGGCTTCTCTTCATCGCCCCCCAGCTTTTTGGCCAGGTCGGCGGGGCTCCATCCCGATTGCAGCAGCATCGAGATCAGCACGGCGCTGTCATCGACCAATCCCTCGAGCTGACTGCCGCTTTTGACCCCGTCGATAAAGATCTCGCCGGCGCGGCCATCGGCATAGAAACCGACGCCCACCAGCCAAGACATATTCCCCCAATCCTGGGCGATCGTGGCCGCCAGCCGACGGGGCGACAGGTCATGGCGATGCGGATCCGGCGAACCGGGGTGACTGCTCCGCGTCGTCCCTTCGGGGTGACTGCTCCGCGCCGTCCCTCCCGCCTTATCAGGCGAACCGGGTTCGCCACTTCGTCCGGTGCCGTTCTCTGGATCTTCAGGGGCGCTTCTCACGCGATGCCTCCATCTTTGTCTTTCCGCCACATGCGCTCGGCATGGGATGCGCAGTAGTCGCCGCGGCCGCCCGTGGTCGAGCTCTGGCAATAGCGCCAATCACCCCGGTGGACTTCGCCGTCGATCCAGCGACAGCCGATCGGCTCTTTGGGGGATGGGGGCAGGGGCTTGACGGCGGCAGCCTCGGAAGAAGCCCCCGCGCCTTTGCCCTTGCGGGGGCTGGCGCGGGGAAGTTTAGGGAGGCGTCCGCCGGCACCAGCGTCGTCTGGTGCAGGCTGGGGGGTGGGGGCATCCGCCGCCACGGTTCTGGTTTTTTTGATCAAATCGCTCATGGCCAGCGGGCTCCGGACAGCAGGGCCAGCAACAGCACGGCCAGCCCCCACAGGGCGGGACGGGTCCAAGCCGGCCAGCGGACGGGACGAAACGGGCGGCGGCGCTTCATGACAGCGGCCCCCGCCGATCGCTGCGGCGCTGCAGGACGGGAATCAAGGCCGCCCCGGCGCGATAGAGCGCGAGGGCCAAGCCGTACAAGATCCAGTCCAGCAGCGCCGCCATCACTTCCCCCGCACCAGCCGCAAGCGCGCCAGGTCATCGCCCATGGTGCGGAACTTGGCCTCCAGTTCGCCGATGGCATCGTCCAGGCGGGCCAGCTGCAGCACCTCGGACGCCGGCGCGAACACTTCCAGCAGAAAGGCCGGGCCATGCAGACGGCAGGCCTGGAACAAATGTTTGGCCAGTGGCGCCTGACCGTCGCCCCAGCTTTCCGCCGTGCGCGGCGAAACCTCGAACGCCCGGGCGCACCGCTTGGCGTCCAGGCTGTCCGGCAAGCGGCCCCGGTACCGCGCCTTCAGCGCCCGCGCCCAAGCCTGCCCAACCTGCAAAATCTCCGGTGTTGCCGACATCGCATTACCCTCCGCTGCGCTCCACAGTTGGAAATGCAGCGGGGGGAACCCTGGTGTTGTTGGAATGGTAAGCCCCAACACAAGCTGGCGGGCCGGGGCGCAATCCCGGTCCGCCTTCGTCTCATTGCCGAAAAGGTCAGGTGCCATGACGCCAGCCTCCACCGACCGCGCCATCGCCATCCTGCAGGTCCAAGCCTTCTATGCACGCGCCGACGCCCACTTTGCCAAGCAGCGCCTGTTTGACATCGCCCTGGCCGTCGATGACGGCGATCCCATGCCCACCATCGTCGCCATGCTCCGCGAACTGGCCGGGCAGCTGGATGTCTAGGTGGGGACGGCCATGACGACCGCACCCGTCTCCGTTAGGATGGGATCGCCAAACACCACCCACGGAGAATTGACCAATGGACGAAGACAAACTGCCGCCCGATCTGCGGGCGAAGCTCAGCCAGCCGGAATATCCGGTCGAGGTCGTGGGGATCGACCTCATGGTGCAGCCGCCTCAGGGGGCCGATTTCCGAGTGACGCTGACATCCGGCGAAGTTCTCTGCCTTCGAATTCCAGCACCGCTCGTACACGATGCGAACACCTTCTTTGCAATCGCAGCGTCTCGATTTCCTGCCCCGTCAGGGCCAGAAGACGGAACGCCACATTAAGCGCGACATCCTGCAACAAAAGGCGGAGGCGGCTATCCATGCGCCGCCTCCCGGGGGATAGGGTGGGGACGGCCATGACGACCGCCCCCGTCTCCGTTAGGATGGGATCGCCAAACACCATCCACGGAGAGTTCGATGACCCTAATACGTCCAAAAACAGTCACAGCGCGTCCGACGTCAGAGGCCGGTGTCGCCATTGTGGCGAACCAAGGCGCTGGCCGGCAGACGGTTTTGGCGATGACAGCCGCGCAAGCCGAAGGAGTGATCATCGACCTTCTCCTGTCGGCCAAAATTTCAGCCGAAAATCAAGGCTTGCCCCATACGAAAACGATGCAGCGCGGCATTGTCCCTTTGCGCGAAAACACAACAGAGCCTCACGAGCTTGGCTTCTCATTGACCGCCGATCACCAAGCCATTTGCCTACATGCACGCTTCGGCGAAGTGACCATCCCGATTCTCGTCGCGGCAGAAGCCTTAAAATCGGTAATTGCGGGGCTGTCCGAGATCTCGGCCGCGTTGCAAGCAGGATCGACCCATACACAGTGACAATTTCAGCCATGCGCCGCCTCCGGGCTGTCGGGGAGCGAGGGAAGGTCATAGAAATCGTTGGGCGTCACAGCGCCATGGGTGGCCAAGTAAATATTGACCATTTGCTCCGGGCGCGGGATTTGCAACCCACGCTCCCATTTCCGGAATAGGCTGCCGTTTGATGCGCCGACAGCTTTTGCCGCCGCATCGAAACTCAACTTCCTGTGATATCGCCAGTCTCTAAGTTTCATAGGGTGAGTATATGTCTAAATCAGACGCGTTAGTCAACGGCTTGTGTGTCTGATTGTGACGTTCCACAATATGTCTGTTTCGGACATAATGGGTTATGACGAAAAATCTTCCGCCAAACCGTCTCAAGGAACTACGCGAAGCTGCGGGTTTGTCGATGCTGCAGCTGGCTGCGTTGGTACGTCCACCAACGACGGATAGCCAGATTAACAAGCTGGAAAAAAGCCGCGTAAACCTGACTCACGACTGGATGATGAAGCTGGCGGATGCTTTGCAGGTTAATCCCATCGATCTCATCTGCGCGCCAGAGCGGCCGCCATCACCAAAGAAGGAAGCCCTTCACAATCTTGTGGAAGGGCTTTCCGAGACCGATGCGGAAATGGCCTTCAAAGTTATTAATGCGATGGCGGAACCGGCAGCCGGACATCGTGGAAAAAGCAAAGAGGGCTCGCGATAGCCCCCTTTTTTTTGGGCAGCGACACAATCTAGGAGCGATACATATAATGTATAGAGATAATATTGAGAGATTTGTTCGGCAGCAGAGGAGGGAGCTAAGGAAATGTTTGATCATAATTTCTAGCTGGGTTGTCTCAGGGGCCTTGCTGTTTCGATGGTCAAAGGGAGAGGATGTAGAGCTCATTAGAGATGCTATGTTACTGCCAGGAAGTTCTGCGGTTATTTTTGGCCCATTATTTGCCCGAGAAATATGGAGATTACATTTGGAGATAAGAGGTGTCGATTATCGCTCTATCAATCCATACACCAGATTAGATAGGGCTCCGATTTGGCCTGGAATCGCATCTTTTTTCTTGATATCCGCCATCATATATGTGGTAGCTCGAGTGTAGGTCACGTCTAAATCAGACATTTTTAGATTGACGTATCACGTCTAAATCAGACATGTTGAAGCCTCCACAACTTGGAGGCTCACATGGTCTCGGCCATTCCCAAACCTCGCCCAAGCCGTCGCCCGCTTCGCGGCCGGCTTGAAGACGGCACCGCCAATCCCATTGATACTCATGTCGGCAACCGCATCCGCGAACGCCGCATGCTCTGCGGCTTGACCCAGAACGAACTGGGCGACCAAGTCGGCATCGCCTTCCAGCAGGTTCAGAAATACGAGCGTGGCGCCAACCGCATTTCCGCGGGCCGGCTCTATAGCCTGGCCTGCGTCCTGGGCTGCTCTCCCAGCCATTTCTTCGAAGGGATGGATGCCGGCGTCGCCGCCTCATCGCCTGCCAGCCTTGCTGCCGGCGCGACGGCGCAACAACCGGTTGAAAGCCTCGCCCAACGGGGCGAATCGCTGAAATTCATCCGGTCCTTGAACGCCATCTCCAATGACGTCGTGCGCAAGGCCTATACCAATCTGCTCTGCCAATTGGCTCTGACGGCCACGATCGGCGACGCCCCCAACCAGTCTCATTTGGCAGCGGAGTGACCGTCATGACCATGATCAAAAAACCGCAAGATCCCATCGACACCCATGTCGGCTCTCGCATCCGCCTGCGCCGCCAGCTTCTGAATCTCAGCCAAGAGAGCCTGGGGCACCTGATGGGCCTGACCTTCCAGCAGGTCCAGAAGTACGAGCGCGGCGCCAATCGCGTCAGCGCCAGCCGGCTTTATGATCTGTTGATGATCCTCGATGTGCCGATCTCGTTCTTCTACGACGATCTGCCAGCGGATTTGGCGCAAGGCGGCGCCGATAGCAGCCTGATGGCCGAGCCCAAGATCTCGCCCGAGACCCAAAACCTGCTCGATGCCTATTGGTCCATTCCCGACGACAAGCTGCGCCGCCGCCTGCGCGACCTGGCGCTGCATCTGGGAAAAGCCGGAGACTTCGCCGCCGATGTCGCGGTGGCCGAAGCCGGATTCTGCCAAGCGGGAGCGTAATCATGCTGAACGTTAAACTTTCAAGCCATCGTCAGGGCTTCTTGCTCATGGTTGCAGGGCCTATGGGCTCTGGAAAATCAACGCTGATTGCCAAGGTCGAATCATTTGTCATCGGCCATGGCGGCATCATTTCGCAACATAACCAAGAGGTTCCTGGGATCGAAGAGATCGTCGGATCGCTGGGCAATCTCAGTCTTCTGGGCTTGCGTCATGCCGTCGACCTCCTGAACCAGGAGGCCCGGACATGATGGCCGTCCAAATCTATCTGCCGCAGGGCGGGGCCTGTGTCCTGACCTTCCCGGATTGGGTCCGCGACATGGTGCGGGCGGGTAAGGCCGATCTCTGCTTTGCCGAGGCGCCGGCCTCCGATGTCCAAGGTGCGCTGCTGCTGGCCAAGCGCGGGCAGGGCTATTTCCTGGTGCCCACCATGCCGGCCATCGATACCCATGTCGGCTCTCGCATCCGCCTGCGCCGCCAGCTTCTGAATCTCAGCCAAGAGAGTCTGGGGCACCTGATGGGCCTGACCTTCCAGCAGGTCCAGAAGTACGAGCGCGGCGCCAATCGCGTCAGCGCCAGCCGGCTTTATGATCTGTCGGTGATCCTCGATGTGCCGATCTCGTTCTTCTACGACGATCTGCCAGCGGATTTGGCGCAAGGCGGCGCCGATAGCAGCCTGATGGCCGAGCCCAAGATCTCGCCCGAGACCCAAAACCTGCTCGATGCCTATTGGTCCATTCCCGACGACAAGCTGCGCCGCCGCCTGAGCGACCTGGCGCTGCATCTGGGAAAAGCCGGAGACTTCGCCGCCGATGTCGCGGTGGCCGAAGCCGGATTCTGCCAAGCGGGGGCCTGAGATGAGACCCGACATTACGATTATGCAAACGAGGGTTCTTCCGGCTGGGGCGGCTACTTTTTCCCTGGGGTTCCGCATCGTCATCAAGGGACCGATGGGGTGCGGTAAAACCACGGTAGCCGATTGGGTCAGACAGTATGTGACCCAGAATGGAGGACGCATCTTCGAAGAGTATTCTGGGGAACGCGGATACCCTCCGAGGGAGGAAGTCTTCGGATCGTTGGGACGACTGTCTGTTCCCAGCCTTAAAGAGGCGATTGATGTTTTTGCTCGTGAGCAAGAGCAAAAATACAGCTGCGATCGAGGGGAGGCCCGGACATGATGGCCGTCCAAATCTATCTGCCGCAGGGCGGGGCCTGTGTCCTGACCTTCCCGGATTGGGTCCGCGACATGGTGCGGGCGGGTAAGGCCGATCTCTGCTTTGCCGAGGCGCCGGCCTCCGATGTCCAAGGTGCGCTGCTGCTGGCCAAGCGCGGGCAGGGCTATTTCCTGGTGCCCACCATGCCGGCCATCGATGCCGCCGAAGCCTCCTGCATCGCCGCGCAGATGAATGATCTGCTGGGCTGTGGCGACAGCTCCATCGACGACATCCTATCCACCCTGCCGCCCCGCCGGCCCGGCATGCAATGGGAGCTGCCCCATGTCTGAGTCTATCGTCATTCAGGTCGCCGATCTTGGCGCCGTCCGCACCATGGCCGCCCGCATCCAGTCCGAACGGATGCTGTTCGCCGAATGCCCGGACAAGGCCCTGATCACCCGCTGGGGCTACACGCCGACCGAACTCGATCGCCTGCGCCCCGCCGCCGAAGCCATCGCCAACCGCCAGCCCTGGAGTCTCGCCTCCGAGGCGAACCCGGTTCGCCAAGCCATCTTGCCGAGGGCCTGATCATGCTGACCATCGCCATCGCCAATCAGAAAGGCGGGGTGGGCAAAACCACCACCGCCGTCAATCTGGCCTATGCCTTCTATCAGCTGGGTCAGCGCACATTAATCTGTGACATGGACCCGCAAGGGTCGGCGACGCTGCATTGCGGCTTCGACCATCGCGGGTTGACCCGCGACGGTTTGACCCTCGGCCCTGTCTTGACCGGAAGTCCGATCCGCAACGTGTTGCTGGACATGGAAAAGGATGGCTGGCTTTCCCTGGCCGCCGGCGGGGCCGGGCTGGGCGATGCCGAGCTGTATCTGTCCCGGCAGAACAAAGGCTCTGCCGCTCTGACCAAGGCGCTGCAATCCGTTGCCGACGGCTATGATCTGGCGGTGATCGATTGTCCGCCCAATTTCAGCCTGCTGACCCTCAATGGCCTGGCCGCTGCCGACTGGCTTCTGATCCCAGTGCAGACCGAGGCCCTGGCCTTCGACGGGCTCTCGACCATGCTGTCGCATCTGCAGGCTTTCCGCGAAACCACCGAGGGATCGCAAATCCGGCTGCTGGGCATTCTGCCCACCTTGTACGACCGCAAACGGGCGCTGCACCGGGAACTGTTTCTGCAGATGTCCGAATCCTTCTCGGACCAATGCACCGTCTTCCCGCCGATATCCATGTCGGCTGTTTATCCCAATTCGGCAGCCGAAGGCTGCATCACCGGCAAATGGCGGCCAAACACCCCAGGGCTTGATGTCTTCCAGCATATCGCCCGCGACGTCCTGCGCCGCCAAAAGGGGGCGCACCATGGCTAAAGCCAGTCGCCGCATGCTGGCTGGCTCTGCCGCCGCCGCCGCCGCCGCCCTCGATGGGGCCGCCGTGCCGGTTCCGGCTGTGCTGTCCATCAAGACGATCGAGGCCGCCGGGGGCGGCGCCATCGTCTTCCGTCCGCTCGACCGCCTGGGCCTTAGCCCCAAGAACGAACGCACCATCTTCGACCAAGATCAGATCAAGCTGCTGGCCCTCGATATCGAAAAAAACGGGCTGCTGCAGAATCTGGTGATCTATCCCTCCGATCTGATGGATGACTTCGACCTGGTCGCCGGCGGCGGCCGGCGCTGGCGGGCGCTGAACTGGCTGGACGACAAAGGGCGTCTGCCAAAGGCTCTGGTCCAGCATGGCATCCCCTGCAAACGGGTGCCGACTGAAGCGGTCGCCCTGGTGGTTACAGTGGTCGAGAACATGCGCCGCGAGGACGTTCACTTCCTCGACCGCGCCAAGGCCTTCGCCCGTCTGCGGGACGAACTGGGCCTGTCCAACATCGAGATCGGCGAGCTGGTGCTGCTCAGCAACGACGCTGTCGGCCAATATCTGCGCATCCATGACCGCCTTCCCGACGATCTGCGCGCCGCCGCCCTGCGCGGCGAGATCAACTTCAAGCAGGCCCGCATCCTGGTGGCCGAGAAAAAGGCCGTATCAGAACCGCCGCCGGAAGTGGCGCTGCCCTTGTCGCCGGTCATAGCATCGTCAGTCATAGCATCGCAGGACATTGTCCAGGCCTCGCCGAGGGCGACTCAGATATGCTCGCCGCCAGAACGGTGCGCGGTGGCTATCGATGACATCGTCATTGAAACACGCCCCGTCCTGCCAAGCCCTTCGCGCCGCATACCGGGCGAGATCGCTTGGCCGAATCAAGACTACGCCTGCCTGTTGCTGGGCCATAAGGGGGCATCCCTCACATTTATGACCATCGTCGAGCGGAAGACCGGGAAACGCCTATGGTTGGTCCCCGAGCAACGCGACATCGAGGATGGGGAGTGACGGGGATGAAGCCGATTCACACTGCCATGGCCATTGAAGGCACACCGGCTGAAATTTTCGTATCGATCGTTCAGCACATGGGAAAGGCTGGCTGCCCCATTTCTCTCATGATCACGGGGTTGGCCAATGCTCTGGTGGAGACTTATCACCTTGGCCTCGGGCACTGCCCGATCGGGGAACAGGACGAAGGCATGATCGAGCTGTTCTCCGCCATGCAGAGCCATTTGGCGCAGTTGCAGGCGGAACAGAAGGACCAGGCCGATGGCTGACCGCTGCCTCAATCGCAAGGAGCTGGCCGAGAAGCTGGGCAAGACGGTGAAGTGGACCTATCGCCATCTGGCCGCGCAGACAGGCTTTCCCGCTGCTGTGCTGCCGAACTGCTGGTCCGAAGCCGCCGTCGATCGTTGGATGGCCAGCCGCAGCCAATTCATCTCCGGATCCCCGGCAGGCGGTGCCGGTTCGCCGGCGCAAACCATCCAGGACGCCGAGGACGAATGGGCTGCCCGCCTGGATGGCAACGCCGAACGGATGGCCGGTGCGTAGGGATGCAGCGGAAATCGGGGTCGCCATGATCGAACTGGCGATCGATCTCTGCCGAAGCAATGCGGAGATCACCGATGCGCTATCGATCAACCGCCGCCTGATCAACGAGATCGGCCGCAGCCATCGGGATCTCTGGGACCGGATGGCGGCTTACACCATCCGCCGGCGCGAAGACCTGCTGGGGCATTAAAGGAAGTGATGATGATCATTCATGTTGGAAAGCACTATCGCCGCTCCGCACACCAATACAATGAGACCCGCAAGGTCATATCCATCTGCGAAGGCGATATTCATTATCTGCTGGTGCAAAGTATGGAAAGCAGAAAAGTAAAAGCCAGCAGTTTTGCAAAATTCGCTGGCTATGAGCTTCCCACCGGGGAGCCTGCGAACCGTTATGCCCGCGTTCTGACTGTCGGGGAGCAAGCTGTATGGTATGTTTTCAAATACAATTTTCCCATGACGTTCTGGTATTCTCTCGATTGCCAGGCGATCTATGCTGAGACGCCGTTTGCCGGTGCAGAGGACCATCAGCATCACTTCGATGTTCGCAAGCTGCCGGAGTGCTATCTGACAGGTTTGGATATCGAAGGTCGGATTGATCGAGAAGGCTCCTGCGATCTTTCCCGTCTGGAGATGGGACAGCGTCACCTCGCGGCTCATACCATTGCTATCGGTCGGGCATTGGCCGACGGCTTTGACATCCGAGCGCATCAGCAGCGTCTGTTTCAAGAGGAGGAGGAAGAGGCCCGCAAAGAGAAGGAGACCCGGACAAGAGCTGTCTTGTTTCAGGGGTGCCAAGCCGCAATCGACGAAGATGAAATGCCGTTCTAGGATATCACACCATGGCCACCGTGAAGATCCGTCACTTGATCGAGAAGCCCGGCAAGGATGGCCGGCGCTTCTTCTGGCAGCCGTCGTCAGACTTGCGCAAGCTGGGCTGGCGCATGGAACGCCTGCCGGACGATCGCATGATGGCCATGGCCCGCGCCGAAGATCTCAACCGCCAGCTGGACGCCTGGCGGAAGGGCGAGACGATTCCGGTCGGCGAGAAGGGCGGCCCGAAGCAACAGCTTGAAACCCGCCAGCCCGGCACCATTGGCGCGCTGATCACCTCTTATAAGAGCGATGGCCGCTACATCAAAAAGGCCGAAAAGACCAAGCAGGGCTATAGTTGGGCATTGAACATCATCGAAGAGTGGGCCGATCAAGGGCGGGTGCCAGTGCGCGCCATCACCTCCAAGCGCATCCAGGTCTTTTATAAGGCCATGTATGCCACCACACCGGCCAAGGCCAATGCCGTCATGCGGGTGCTGCATCTGCTGTTCGAGCATGCACGCCGCGAAGATATGATCGAGATCAACCCCGCTTCCAAGGCCGGCACCATCGCCACCGCCCCGCGCATCCGCGTGCTGTCCCTGGACGAGATCGATGCGCTGCTGGCGCATGCCGACGCCCTGGGCTTGCCGTCGATCGGCGATGCCATCCTCATGGGCCAGCAGCTCGGACAGCGTCAGGGGGATATCCTATCGCGCACCTGGCTCGGCTATCAGGACAATGCCTTCCTGATCCGCCAGAGAAAGACCGGCGCCATCGTCAAGCTGCCGGCCTCACCGCGCCTGCAACTGCGTCTCGAGGCGGCGCGCAAGCGCCAGGCCGACAAGCTGAAGGATGAAGACGAGGGCCGTTATACCAAGTCGGGCTTTATCATCGCCCTCGATCTCAGCGGCGGGCGCTATCAGGGCAAGACCTTCAATCACCTGTTCGCCCGCGTGCGCGCCGCCGCCGCCGGGCAGCCCGAAGATCATAAGGACGCCGCCGCCACCCGCCAGCTGGCCAAGGTGCCAAGCCTGCTGGGTCAGAAGGCCACCGAGCTGGAGCCGGAGATCCTGCCGGCTTGGTACATGGATCTGCGCGACACCTGCGTCACCATGATGGCCGACGCCGGCTGCACCGTGCCCGAGATCGCCTCGATCACCGGCCACACGCCGGACAGCGTCTATCGCGTCCTGCGCCACTACCTAGCCAACAGTGCCATCCAGGCCAGCAACGCCATTGCCAAACTGGTCACGCATGAAGATCAGCTGCGTGCGCTGCGCCAGCCTCAGAAGGAAGCGTGAGAGATGGTAGTTATCAATAGACAAAGCGAACCCGTTGGTATGCCGAGCGGATGGGAAATATGGGCGGCGCAGGAGACTGCTTATGTTTTGTTCCTGCAGCAATGGATGCTATCTCTGGGCGACGAAATTTCCGGATCAGAATATGACTGGAGGGTTTCCTCCGAGCAATCCTGA